AGAGATGTGCGGCCCTCATCGTCGCTTCGCTCCTCTGCTGCCTCGCACCCTTCGTCGCATACCGCAAGCGGTAAGCACTGTTGCAACACTTTTATAATAAGCATTAAGGTTAGGATCATGTGGGTTTCAATACCGCAAGCGGTAAGCACTGTTGCAACATTTGAGTTGATCAGCGGCATGGCGTTGGGCGTTGATCGTTTCAATACCGCAAGCGGTAAGCACTGTTGCAACTTTCTCTGGTAAGAAACAGTATGCTTCTATTATTGGTTTCAATACCGCAAGCGGTAAGCACTGTTGCAACTTATGCAGCAAACAAAATTGTTTATGCAGTTATCCAAGGTTTCAATACCGCAAGCGGTAAGCACTGTTGCAACTTTGTAGCCAATCTAGGATCGGCTAAGATAGCGCGTTTCAATACCGCAAGCGGTAAGCACTGTTGCAACCGTCGCTAGTCACCACTTCGCCAGTAAATTGACCATAGTTTCAATACCGCAAGCGGTAAGCACTGTTGCAACGGCCAAAGTTATCATAGCCATTACTGGTTCTGCAAAAGTTTCAATACCGCAAGCGGTAAGCACTGTTGCAACATGTAAGAGGTTGGCTAAGTGAAGAAGATGTGTTAAGTTTCAATACCGCAAGCGGTAAGCACTGTTGCAACGTCGGGTTCAAAGACGTTGTTGCAACTCATTGCAATGGTTTCAATACCGCAAGCGGTAAGCACTGTTGCAACTATAGATCATTAATGAAAAATAAAGATGTTACATATAATATGTAGTTTCAATACCGCAAGCGGTAAGCACTGTTGCAACTTGCGAACCTTGCACATAACAGCGTATTCCGCTATTAAGTTTCAATACCGCAAGCGGTAAGCACTGTTGCAACTTCGCCGCCAACGAGGCTTAATATTTAAACCGATCGGGTTTCAATACCGCAAGCGGTAAGCACTGTTGCAACTTGCAACATAAGGCAACTCTCCAAGATCTCAAAACAGCAAAGTTTCAATACCGCAAGCGGTAAGCACTGTTGCAACATTATGACTACAGTTAACAATTCTAAAAAGTTCTTCGTATGTTTCAATACCGCAAGCGGTAAGCACTGTTGCAACCTGCCGAGGAGGAGTTAAAGATGAAAAAGTCTAATTTAAGTTTCAATACCGCAAGCGGTAAGCACTGTTGCAACAATTTATATACCGCCAGAAGTAACAAATATACTCCTGTTTCAATACCGCAAGCGGTAAGCACTGTTGCAACGTACTCCTTCGCACGACCGATCTTGGCAGCGTTTCTGGTTTCAATACCGCAAGCGGTAAGCACTGTTGCAACAAGATGCCTGCAGCTGCAGCAATATCGTTAGCGTGGCGTTTCAATACCGCAAGCGGTAAGCACTGTTGCAACTTTTAGAGGACTGCAGAAAGTCTATCTTCAGCGTCGATGTTTCAATACCGCAAGCGGTAAGCACTGTTGCAACACACCATATCGGCGTTGTCTACCATGAATCTATTTCGGGTTTCAATACCGCAAGCGGTAAGCACTGTTGCAACGCATAATTCATCGATGCTCACCTTAACAGCAAGTTTACCTGTTTCAATACCGCAAGCGGTAAGCACTGTTGCAACAACCGATGCCGCAATAAAATTTCACGACATCGGTTGCTGTTTCAATACCGCAAGCGGTAAGCACTGTTGCAACTCCTGGTGCAAAACCTTCATCGTCAAAATCCAAGACGGTTTCAATACCGCAAGCGGTAAGCACTGTTGCAACGTTAAATTTGAGTATTCTTATTATGATGATGTAATGTTTCAATACCGCAAGCGGTAAGCACTGTTGCAACTTTCCTTCGACAGAATTTGTGTCGAAGGGGAATATGTAAGTTTCAATACCGCAAGCGGTAAGCACTGTTGCAACATGCAAGTCCAGCAGGAACTACTGAAAATACTCAAGAAGTTTCAATACCGCAAGCGGTAAGCACTGTTGCAACTTGAGTTCAAATGTTAACAAAATAAAAAATTTAAACGATAGTTTCAATACCGCAAGCGGTAAGCACTGTTGCAACAGTTTAATTAAGACATTGTGTAAAACAAAACACTTCCTTCACAATGTCTATGTCTAATTGATGGGAGGAAAGGAAAATAAAATGAAAAAACAATTCACAGCAGCAATCTTAGTAGCAACAGTAGTATTAGGTGCAACATTTGCACCAGAATTGGTATGGCAACAACCACACCATTACCAACTTTATGTAGTCAAGAGTGGAGACACTCTCGACGACATCATTCTTAAAGCTAACCAAGGAAGTGATGTATCCTTCGATGTTAGAGACGCTGAGAGCTATTCTCTCAGCGAAAGTAAGAAGATGGAAGGAGGTGCAACTAGTCGTCAACTACAAATTGGCGACAAGGTAGCAGTACCTATCTATCGCTAGTCTCTTAGTCCAGCTATATGACTATAAACTATAGCTAAGTATATATCTTTGTCATGTAGAACAGGAGGTGAAACTATGTACAGAGATATAATTATTATAGTTATTGCTTCTGTTGTACTAGCATGTCTAGTAGTAGCAGGAGCAGTTCTCTTAGCACCTTACATTACGTTGTAGTGTTTAGGTGCTAAGATAAGCGTCGTGAGTTAGGACGCTATATAAATACTAACTCATTCTTTATATAAGAGCTATATATAATATAAGATATAGCTCTTATATAAGGGATATATTATGCCCTTTATTTTTATTTGTGCCGTAAGGCAAGGGAGGTCTATTATGACTACAGTAGTAACAACAAAAGAATTTTTCGTTTCTGGTATTTTGAATTCTAACGGAGAAGTTTTCTCCGGGAAAAAAAATTATTCTTCCATTATTGATGGAAGCAAAAAAGCAAAAGTCTTCTATGAAGGCTTAGGTTTTAAAAATATTAAGACTGTATCGTTACATGGTACAGTGTTAGTAAAGGACAGTAATAATAGATTATTGTCATTTGTGGCTCCAGTTAGCCACATAAATAAAAAAAGTTGTACTGATAAAGAGTACAATACAGTTTATTGGGCTTGGAATGAAGTAAAACGCCAAGCCCAAGCTGTTGCTAAAAAAGCAGCAGTAGAAGTTGATACTGAAGAAAGTGATGTTTTTGTCCGTCCGGAAGGGCAGAACAAAAATTTCTACGCTGTAATTAGTGTAGAATATACTGGCTTTGTCCTTAAGTGGGCTCGCTGTAAAGAGCTCACTGATGGTAAGAGTGCAAAGTTCAAAGGCTTCAATGGCCTTGAACAAGCGAAAGCTTGGATGCGTGAAAATCATGCTGCATCCAATACTTTTGAATGGGTAACAGATTTAAAACAAATAAAATAAATCTGTTATGTGTTTTGTCCGAAATGACGTTAAACTATTTTGTTATTTAATGTTATTCTGGGAGGTATAACATGAAAAACTTAAGAAGTTTAAAGATGAAAAAAGCTGCTGAACAAGCGGCAAAAGTAATCCACCATAACTATATGGAGGATCTTGGAGCACTTCAGCAATTTGAAAGTGCGAACATCAGTTCGTTCACTTTCGAATTGAAAGGAAAGGCTAGAATTCCGCTTGCACATGTAAGTGTTTCTAGCCTTCCTGTATCTGGTATCCTCGAAAGTGGGGATACTACAACAGCATCCGTTGCTAACGGGGTCATCTGTTTAGATGGCCCAAGCAATGGAGTCCGCTGGGAAAACAAAGTGTATGTAAATACACCAAACTATATTCCAGGAATCTGCAAACTCGACTTCTCTCACCTGAAAGAAGTTGAGGACATTAAAGATGTTTTAGAAATGACAAAGGAACATGTCTTACTAAAACATCTTAATGCATTGCAATTATCACCATCTATGATCAGACAATTAATGCTGGTCATGGTATTTGAAAGCTGCAGAGAGAAGTTTGAGGCTCGTGTGCAAGCATTATGTGCACAGGGCTTCGAAGAAATTGCTTTAAGCCCAGGTAAGGCTCAAAAGCTAAATACGTATGTCGGATTGTTTGCGGCACCAGCTCAAACAGTATCTTTTGATTTATCAAAAGACTGTATAGCAATTGTGCCGAAACTCGACAGTACTGAGTTCGGCGACTCATACGATGGTATGGCGTACCATCATCATGAGTGGTTCTGCTCTGTTTATGGTATGCCAATGGCTAAGCCATCATACCATCAAATGCGGATTACTGCATTAAGTATTAAGGTTGGTAGTCAACCGCTTCATGGCAAATCAATGGAGGCTTGGAAGCAAGCTTTCTTAGCCATGGATAAAGTTATGGTCTACGGCATGGAAGATGGTGTTATCCATGCTGAAAAATTTAGTGATTGTTATAAAAAAGGCAACTATAATGTTGCCTTCTTTGGTAATCCAGAAGGTCATCTGTTAGCAATAACAGACGAAAACGGTATGAAACGTACACCCGAACTTTCTCCATCTCAAAAAGCTTGGGATTGGAGAATTTTACAGTTCTTCCACGAAACAAAAGGAAGAATTTCTACGCAACATTGTCAATATGTTGTGTAGTATATTGTTGTTTGTTCAGAGAGGAGAAAACTATGAACAAGAAATTAAATCGTACATACATTGCACAAGTAGCAAAAAAAGAAGTGACTGCAAAAATTGAAGCTCACTTCAAAGGTAATTATTCTGGTTCTGAGGTTGATAGAGCAGTAGCTCTTATGCCTGAGATTTTGAAGGAAGACCAACAAATTGGTATTAGTTTTGTTAAGAACATTGTTGAGGCTCTTAACAAGATGAATGAAAATTCAAAATGGGATAGCGGATGCGGTAGTTTTATGGCTACTGCAGAAGTAGATCCTGTATTGAAAATCTCTGTAACTCGTTTGGTTGCAGAGGGAGAAATTGGTGTATCTAACGCCAAATTTACTCGTACGCTAAGAAAGTGTGGTTATCGCACTATCGATGTGTACGGTAACGAAAGCTCTCCTGAAGTTAAGGAGATGCTTATTAATGCTAAGTCTGATAAGGAATTATTGGATTTGGTGTTGACTTTAGAAGTTGGGATTAAGGCGGAAGGTATCCGCTTCCCACATGCTGGCGAGTCATATAAAGCTGTGATTCGTCCAGCGGTATATTATATCAATCTATTAAAAGATAGATATGATATGTATGTTAAAGACGCTAAAGAATATTTGACAGCTAAAGGCGTTGTTAAAAATATTGATAAGTTGGCTCGTGGCTTAGTCGATGCCGCAATCGACGAATTGAAGATGATTCCTATCAGTGGCTTTATTTGCACTGGTAGTGAATTTTTCAAGATGAGTCAAGGCGGCTCAGATCATGATACCGACAAGCACTTGTGGCTTGTTGGTACTGATGCCGACATGTATGATGGCAAAGTCCATTATATGGTCGGCATTAAAAGTGAAGCTGCTGCTCAAGGTCTACTTGAAGCTAGCAATTATGCTGACTTCATTGAATCGGTATTCGTGTCTGGCTTGACCGACATGAATATCGGAAAATACGTAAACAAATCTTCATTAGTATTGGAGATTGTCGGTACTCGTGGTACCGAAGTATTTTCTAAGTCTTGTGATATCGTTCGCAAGAATTTAGAAACTAAAGTTGATATGTCCAAAAAAGCATATCAACGTCATTTCAACGTTGGAGACATTCATGAAGATGAATGCTCTAATGATATTGTTATTGCTTTATACGAAGAGTTTTTAAACTCTGACATGAGCAATGAATCTATTCTTAATTATTTTGTGGATATCCTTATTATAGCTCCGAGCTTAATTGGACATATTATCGATATGGCAAAAGCTGGCCCTGGTACAGCTTTTGATCCTATTGGTGAAATGTTAAAAGGTATCCACAGCATGCGTAGAAAACAATATGCATGTATTGATTTGGATATCGAAAATGGCACTTTGTCTTTAAGCGACGCAGTAAAAATAGGTCGCGAGTACCTTAAGGGAGAATCAAAATGAGAATCAATAAAAAAGAACAACAAGTAAAAAGCTTAGGCATCGAATCTGGTTTGTATCATATTCAAAATGAAGTAGCTGCAGCTGCGTTAGAGCAGTTGAAAGCTACTGTTAATGAGTATGGTATTCAGCTTAAAAAAGAAAATAGCGAAGCCAAAGAATTAACAGGCTACGTTAATGAACTCATTGAAGACATCAGAAAGTCTTCAAATCAAAATGTTAAAGGAGAGCTTATGAGTTCTCCTATGGGCAAAATTTCAAGTTACGTTCGTAACATGTTAATCTGGGGTTTAAATATTAACACAGATGAAACAAATGTTTACGAAGAAGCTCGTAAGCAAGGTTTTATTTATGGCAGTGTATGCCTTAAAAAAGACCTTGTTTACTATGCATGGGAACATGCAGACGAAGAGAAACAAATGGAATCTCTTCGTGTAGTAGAGGTAACACCTCGATTCAAAGGCGCTGCTGACGCCTATAAACCAGCAACAGGCCTTATAGAAGAAGAAGGCGAATATGTCTTCTTCAATAAAGGTTTAAGCTCCGATGAATATTTGTTCTGTGATCCTACAGTAAATGGGTCTTATGAACTATTCGTTAGAGAGAACGGATCACTATATATTATAGTAACTCCTTTGGATGATATGGAATTAGACCGTTCTAAAAAGCAGCTATTAGTAAAATCTAATGATTTTGCTAACGCTGCTTCTAAAGTAGCTGTAGCTCAAGGATTTAGAAAAGAATTAAGCGAAGGTGAAGTTCTTCGTTATGATGAGTTTGTCTTGATGGAAGGATCTGTAGCTAAATCCATTAAGGCAAAAGGTCTAGATGGGAAAGCTCCATCTGACGGCATCTACGTAAAATCCTTAAAAGGTAATGGGTATACACAATTGTGTGGTGTATCTATTATCAAAGAAATCCGTAACATGATTATTGATTGTTACGGATCTGTTAAGGTTAAAGTAAGTATTGACAATATGTGCTTTAACCAATTCGAAAAACAAGGGAAAGAAATCAAATCTGTAGCTTTAATGCTTACAGTATTAGATTAATTTACCCTTCGGGTCCTCCTCTCTAGCATTACTCAAAGAAGTTGCTTAGTAGAGCGATGGCCCGACAGTTCTACTTATACTTATATAGGATTTTTAAGAGAAATTTCCTAACGGAAATTATCCCTGCCGGAGGCCTCCTGACGGAGAGTCCCCTGCGGGGCAAGTCCTATATAAGTTGTTTGTTGGTTTCTGGACTCCGTCCCGAAATCTTCTATGGGAAAATACTATGTCGACATTTACGGCATAGTACTCCTGTTGAAGTTCTCTGGCACTCCGTGCCGAAATTATTTATGAGGCAATCTGTCCTCATATTCTGTTATTCTACGTAGGAGGAGAAAATCATGTTCGTAGAAGCTTTGTACTGTTATACACTATTGTCCCCAGTAGGGGAGTTTTTATCCATCCAAAGCACAGATGGAATTTTTAGTGTTCTTCGCGAACACGAAGGATACGAATTTGTATCTAGAAGTTTAATCGGCTACCGTAGTTGCGGTATAGCTGACTAATTCAGAGGTGCTGGTAAGAGATTGCCGGCACCTTACTTTAAATTTGTATTTAATATTTATATTCATACATGAGGAGGTATACATCATGTTAAAACGCGAATTTATTTCTTGGTTGAACAATTTTTATGAAGAAAATCCTGTGACTTTCAGAATTTTCTGGTTCTTAGTAGGTTGGTTTATTGGTAGTACTGTCAAGATGGCAGTACTACAGCATCGTTTAGCAAAACGCTAGGCGGTGTAAGATTTTGCCCGAGGGTTAACTTCTGAAGTTTCCCCTCCGGGGCGAAATCTCCTGTGACCCTCTATTAATAGCTAGGGTCATATTTATTTTCATATAAAGCTTTATATAAGCTACCGTAGGTGCTATGTACTCATAATACCTCCCTTTAATAAGATACACAACAACCTAGTGTGCATCTACGGTAGTTGATATAAGGTTTTATACCTTTACGAGATTGAAAGGGCTCCGCCCCGAAATCTTCCATGGGGCCTTCTGTGTGGAGGTCCCTTTCATACTTTTTCTCCTCTTCTTCCGCGGTGAAGACTGCGGGAGATATGAGCATTAGATAAGCATTGACCTATCTAATGTTGATATCTCTTGCAAGTGTGTGCAAGAGGAGATTTTATTTTCATCCCGAGAAGCTCAGTCGGGATACTTTTATTTAAGAAGGAGGACTATCATGTCTACTCAAAAAAAATTCGCTAATGTTGTTTCTTATGTTTTTGGCTCTAATGCTAATGGTTTCGCCAACATGAAATCTGCAGTTGTTGCAGGTGTTAATGGTGTTCGTGACACTAAACCTACACGCATGGAAGTTGCAGGAGCATCTTACGTAGGTATGGGTGCTAACGCAGTAGCTCAAGAAGTTGAGTTATTTGCTAATAAATCTGTGAACTATGGTCAGTTTACAGGTGAAATTGTAACCAGTGATGCGGTTGCAATTCGTTGTTATTCTATCATGAAAGGCTTAAAAGATGGCTTGACACCTGCTAAGGTTGCAGACCATGTAATGAAAGAAGCCGACTCTGCAGAAGACCGCGAACAATTCAAACGCCTTGCATTAACATTGAAAGACGCTCAACAACAAGGTGTACGCTTACGCATCAGCCGTTTGTCTCAAGAACATTCCTATGCATTGGAAGTCCCAGAAGGCGTAGAACTTCAAGCAGGTGATGTTGTCAAATTTGACCGTGGCGTTGCCGACAATGGCGTGAAACTTGCCTTTGGCGTACAAAGCTCCTATGCTTATGAAATCGCTGAAGTGAATGGTGAACTTAAGGCTTTACGCCCTAAGAACACGCCTAATGCAAAACATCGCATGGCGTGCATTAACAGCACATTAAATCTCATTCGTGAGATTAAGGCTGAAGAAGTGTCTGCAGAAGACCTTATCTAACATTGGGGGCATTAGCCCCCTTTATTTTTATTAATAAAGAGGAGGCCCACAATGGCAACTTTTAATCTTAAACACGCAAATCCTGAAGTTATCGCTTACATGAGCGAAAAAATTCAGGTAGAATATCAAGGCTCTGTTGAAGAAATCGACGGAGGCATTAAGGTTGAAGTCAGTGATGAACATCTTAAAGATATCACTGACGCATTCAGTCGCGTTAAACGCAATACAATGGTTTCAGGCTGGACAAAAACAGCTACAAAATTTGTTGGTCGTCAGACTAATACTATTAAAGATGCAGGCATCGGTGCCGTAGGCCTAGGTGCTAAAGGTCTATTCGGAGGCCTAAAGAAGGTATCCGAATTGGCTATGGGTGCGACTAGTGTTATTATCAATGAAGGTAAAGAAGCATGGAAAGAAGCTAGCGTTAGCGATGAACTTCGTAGCTTGAAGAAATCCTTCGGCTCTACTGGTAATGATACTGAAGGCATCGAAATTATTAAAGATGAAGCTGAGGCTACCGTAGGTAGCGAAAAAACTGCTGGTGCAGAAGCTTAATAATTTTACCGACGCTTGCTATTATCGTCATTAAATATTAATAGCATATAGCTCTAGTTGTCGAGAGCGAGTGGGACGACAACCTTATTCCGACCCTTAAAAGATGTTCTTGGTCGGGCTAATAAGATATGAACATCTAAGGTTTATAAGCGGTCGATGTCTGACGCTTATAATCTAAAATGCAGACATCGGAATAGGGTTTAGTCTAGAGGGGCAGGGTTTGCTCTTCTAGGCTAAACCTTTATTTTTTCTTATGTTGAATATACATTTAGGTAGTGTTGTCGTTACAGCATTAGCTAAATGTATATTTTTTTATAATTCGCGAAAAGCATACTGCCTGGGTACGTATGGCGTAATTCGGGTGTCAGCTTTAGCGAAAGTCCATTTTTTTTGGACACTTTTGGCAGTGGGCTAATTTTTTTAGTGACTGCTTTTTTTTATCGGAACGATTACGTTTCCGATCGCCAAGATATATTAAGGAGCGAGCGCCAGCGAGCGACGATGTTTTAATTTTATATATAGTGAGCCCGAGCGAAGCGAGGGCGTGTTTATTAAGTTCTCTGTGTACTCTCTTCTTAAGAGAGTAGTTATGTATTTATTGTTTGTATAAGGCGAAGCGAACGAAGTGAGCGGAGCCGTATATGTTCTTTGTTTACTTTCTTCTTAAGAAAGTAAGTATTGTATTATTTATTAGTAGTAGTTCTCTGCTATCTCTCTTATAAAGAGAGTAGTTATGTTATTAGTATTTTATATGTATAGATTCTCTGTTATCTCTCTTCTCAAGAGAGTAATTAGTTATTTATATATATATGTATCATAATAGTATTAACGCAGCGAGCGAAGCGAGCGGAGTAATGAACGTAGTGAATGTAGTATATATAGTCCCGATGAGCGAAGTGAGCTTTAGCGAACGGAGCGAGTTGTAGTGTCCTAGCGTAAGCGACGATCATAAGAGTATATATTATATATTATATATAGGGCGAGCGAGGCGACCGTCAGGGAGCGGAGCGAGCATAGTATTTATATATAATATGTCAGCGAGCGGTAGCGAGCGAGTATATATAGTCTTATAGGAGCTAGATAGGCTAATAATGGATATGGAGTATTTAGTATATCGTGATATAGTATATTATATTATACTATAATAGTATATAGTAAATACGGTGTAGATCCTTATTTACAGTAAGAAGGAAAATTCTGGCAAGAAAAATCCGAGGACTGTGGCCGAGGCATTTTAAGAATTTTCCGCCCGGGAGTATCTGTATCATATATTAATAATATGTATAGTATATTTTCTGCCGTCGGTATTTTGTTAAAAGAGAGATTATTATATATAATAATTTCCGCCTAGGATATTATGGTTTATATATAATATGTTTTTAGTTAATGTTTTTATTATGTGTATATACATATAATGTATTAAAAACTTTTTGGGTGGGATATTATAAATGTTATTAGTATTTAATAGTAATAATGTTTATAATGATTTAAATCTATATTAGATATAATTTTAATAAGAGCTATTAATGTGAAGAATAATGAGCGCTGCGAATCTATTCAGCTATTAAAATTCTTAGTCGACACGATAGTATAGTATGGTAGAGATCGTGTCGATAGGTTACGAGTGCTAACGAGTTATATGTAGAATTCGTTATTAAAAATAGTGTTATCGATGTAGCCTGCGAAGAGAAATAGTATTCTTTAGAATTCGTAACAATATATCTAATGCGTTTGTGTGTCTATCAGTATATATCAAGAAAATATATACCGATGTGTTTGAGCGAAACTTGTGAAGCGATGAACGCAATCAATTTTTATATATCGTAACGAAGCCGTTTACGGTTCTTATTAGTATTATATATAGTCTTATGTATATAAGCGTAATTATATATAACTATTAATAAGAATTATACCAAGGTATGAGGAGTTAGTAAGCTCCTAATAAGTAGGTGGAATTATGTTTGGGATCCGCCGTTATCTTAGTATTTCATTTACTAGCTAAGGTATTTAAAAGTCCCTTGCGTTTATTTTAGTCGAGTTATTTTATATATATAGTATTATATATAATAATAACGAAGAGCCATTACTGTTAAGAATGGATATTAGACGAAATTGGGAACGGGCCCCAATAATAGTTATTAGATTCTCTTAGAGAATATATAACGTCAATGGTTCGTCGTGTACGATCCTCTGCGAGTTGTTTATCTTCACAGCAGATTACGTAAGTAAGAGTTTGGAGCATTTGTAAAATGGGCCAACATTTTGTTAGTATTCTCACTATGTTACACATAGTGAATAAAAAAAAGACCCCGAATTAATTTCGAGGTCATTATATATTGTTTCGTATCCGGAGCGGTGAAACTTCGTTTCACCGGTATATTACGTGTCTTTGACACGGAGTTGTTAATAATTTAAAAAAATAATTCAGAAAATAAAAAAGACCCCGAAGGGCCATTTTTATATAAATATTTTTTTAATGTTCAAGACAGCTATCACTATTAAATTATCAAAAGCGGTGAACTGCGTTCACCGGTATATTACGCATCTTCGATACCAAGTTATTTAAAAATAAAAAAATATTTTTTATTTAATTAATTATATATATATCAGACAATAAAAAAAACAGCCTTAGATTTTTATATCCAAGACTGTTTTGTGTGTGTAAAAACAGAAGCGGTGTAACGTAGTTACACCGGTATATTACTCATATTAGATATATAGTTATTTAATTTTGTGAAAATAATTAAATATTCATTATTAATGCATAATTGAAAGTACGGGTATTTTTAAGTAAAAAAATATCAAAAAATTAAAGTCAGATAATATCTGGCTTTTTTTAATTTTGGTGTCTAGTTTAGTATATATAGGAAACAATAAAACATAATATACAGAAACGGTATATTTATGAATACGAGCTTTTTTCAAAAGCGTTCTTCGACCATAGCTTACTCCGAAAATCTTAAATGAAACGTCGTAAGCGTACTAGTGACGCGGGTTTTTAATAATTTGTTGTATAGGAAATTATTTAGGGTTAGGAACGATCGATATAAAAATTGCTCCCTTAACAGTTCTTATTCATCTCTTATATATACTATATATATAATAATAAAGGATTATTTTTTTTAATTAGTCCGCCGTCTCCTCACGAGCGCCAACAGCAGCTTATTTTAATGACAATGTTGGTTTAGACTATATATATTCTACCTATATATACTGATTACCTATATAGGTTGCTCCCTTGGGGGGTGGGGGGAGGTAGAAACAGTTACCAAGTTGTGTTTTTTGTTAAAAAACGGTAGTTTTTTTGCATATGACTATTAAAAATCTATTAAGTCCGCAACACTTTATATTATACTTAATTCCTGTATACTAATAGTAAGATATATATGATAATTAATTTTCCGTAAGATATATATAGTAAGGAGATATATATATGATTAAAAAATTAATATTAGCATTTATATGTATTATTAGTATATGTAGTATTAGTAATGCTAAAGAAGTTTTTGTTTTAGATACCGGGAAGTCTAATATCTATATTGAAGATACTAGTATTCAATATATCGGCATGAATGAAAATTATAATGTTATCGATGCCGATATTATAGCTAAAAAAGCTAATGGTATTATGTTAAAATCTAGAATGCGTTATTATTTCAACGTTAACGGTGAAGAAATAAAATATACTTATTTAAATATCGATCAAAGTAATGATAATGGAACTACTTGGTCTAATATTAACTATAAGCTAGAAAACGATATTAATAATATTCATATTGCATTATCTGGTAAATCTATATATAGTATTGAAAATGCTTATATTAGTAATATTGTATATCATCTATATTATAGTAGTAAGTAATTATAATAGTAGTAGTAATGTATATTAGTATTATATATCTTATTATTAGTATAGAAGAATTAAGAAACTATTAAATGGAAAGATGCGGGCGATTTTGTATATGATATTTTATATCAAGTTATTCACGGATCAGCATATAATTTTTAATATGTATATATTATTTATCAGTATATGATTAATAGCCGTCTTTAATATTTTATATATTTATAAGGCTAATGTCCTTAAGTCTGTGCTCCGCACCGAAATCTCCCGTAGTCCTTTTTTAATATTTAGGAATTAATAATATAATTAATGTTAAGGAATAATATGAAAAGTTTATTTTTAGAGAAAATTATGGATACAGCTTGGCTTATCAAACAATCGACTTCTGGGTATAAATTATACAGAAATATTAATGTACTAGCCATGACTCTTCATGATATTATCGTATATGAAGATAGTAATATGAAGATCGATGCTTTTATATATTATGATTATTTATTGTATTTAAGTGAATGAGCGAAATGAGCATAGCGAATGAACGAATCATTAATTAAGCATATAATTAAAGAAACTGTATTTAATTATAGTCGAACAAATTACGGGCAGTATCATTTAGATATTAACGTTAAAAAAAATTATATATTAGGTGATTATATTATATATAAAAATAGAAGAATTAAATTTAGTGCCCGTGTATATTATCATTATTATATATATTTAGGAATAGATGAGCGAAACGAGTGTAACGAGTGAATCAATATTTAGTCGATCAAATATATGATCATCATGAATGGATACAATATATTAATCCAAGAAAATTATATTATGATTATGACATAGTCGAAAAATATGGCCTCGACGATATAATCGTATGACATAGCGAAAGCAGTTATAAGTATAGCGCCGAAATATATTTGAGTTATTATATATATTTAATAGTATCGGAATAAATGAGCGTAGCGAATGAGGAAAGATTATTATAGTTATTTAATTAATAGAATTATCGACAGAGTATGGGTAATAAAAATGAAATACCCAAAGTATAAACCTCAAGAAAATCTTAAGTTTAGTATTGTTACTCTTATGAGTTTTACTATACGTGAAAGTAATGGCGAAAAGATTAACGGCATGATATATTATAGTTATTTATTGTATTTAGGGTGTTTATATGAATAGTGATGTACCATTTATTATTACTGTTAAAGCATCTAATATATATGATGATAATGATAGATATAATCTTATTAATAATCTTAAAAATAAAGAACTAATAAATTATATAAGAGAATATATAGTATTTGTAAATGAAGGCGGCGGCGAATATTCCGCTAGGCTATATTATAATTACTATATATATTTAAGTTTAATAGATTGCTATTAAAAAGGAGATATTATGTCTACAAAATTAAAAGGATCTTTATATATAGATGACGATATTAAATTAATATATAAAGATTCTATGTATAAAATTTTTGTCGATGATCATTATACGAAGTATGAAATATACGATAGTGGAAATGCCGTAACTGGATATATTCGTCTATTTATATTAAATAAAGAAACGAATCATATTAGAATTATTAACGATATTTTTATCGAAATCGATCGCAGTAATAGCTTTTTACATATCGATCTAGATAATATTAGAAATGAATTATATCTCATTCAATTATTAGAATCTGAAGAAATTAAAAAATCGATATATAGTTATATTGATAATATATCAGGATATTAAGGATTAACATTATGTATATAAAATTTAAAACAAATATTATATCGCAATTATTTTATAGGAGAATAAAATGAATGAACAATTAATTTTAAAATATCAAAATAATTTTGCCCGCTTGATTCAAGATGAATATTGTCTTGGCGACAAAATGTATAACTTCGAAGATCATGAAGATTTAGACGATTTTGAATTTAAAGATTTTAATTATCATTATATCGATGGTCGTAATTGTAGAATCTTAGACTATGAATGGTATCTTGACCGTAAATGGTCTCATATCTGTAATATTAAAATTGAATTAGAAGACGGAGAAATCCTAGAAAACGTAAGTCCTGACAAGTTATATATCTCTTATGATTCTTATGAAGATTGTCGCAGTTATTTTATTCAAGACGGGTATTATTAATATGATTAATACTGAAGACTTCTGGAAAATTATGTTTAACGAATTGAATAAGACGTCACAAAAAGACTGGAAGAAATTCGTTAAAAAATTCGATAAGAATTTTGATAAAAAACAAAAATTAAAACGGAGAAAGTTAAAATGAAATTCGAATATTCTAAAGAAAAATATATGTATAAAGATATTAAAGATGAACTTCCATTCGATGATGATAGTTATACATGGCGAAGCGATGAATATGGGATCTATGGTTTAGATTTTTATCCGGTCGAAGTACCAGGATCAGACGGTAAATTAGCTCAATGTTTCGGTAAGAATATAGCTTTAGAAACATATGCATCTTACGATGCTATGTATTTAACAAAAAAATCTGCAATCGATTTCGAAATCGACAAGATTATTTTTAAAAATATCGCTAAACGAGAAGAACTTGATTTTATGTACGAATTAATGATGTTAAAACATGAATATTAAACTAAAAAGTATTTTAAATACTATACAACGTAATATGATCGAAGAATATTATTCTAATAGTATTATCAATAAGTATAGTGCTAAATATAATATAGTATTTAATAGAGGCGACGAAGATGATTTTTTATTCGTCGATAAAGATTACTATTATTACTATATATATGTATGTATTTTTAGGATATAAATATGAATCAAGAATTGTATCACGAAATCGAAAAATATATACACCATATAGAATGGTATAGTGATTTCGACATATATTTAATACATTTAAATCTTAATGTCGATATATATCGTTATGGAACGAATGTACTTTTATATAAATATTATTTGTATATAATGATCGAATTATAAAGGAGTATATATATGGATACAATTATTAATATATTAGATTTTATAGGTATTTTAACTATAATATATAGTATTGCTATATATGTGTATATAGATAATATATATAAAGCTGGTGGAAGTATTAAAGATTATATGCCATGGTTTGTTCAATTAATAGTTGTATATGTATATTTCATTGTAATACTATATATAGTAAATACTATTAAAGGATGATATATGGAATTAAATTTAATCAAGATCTTAGAAGATATTCAAGATAATATGTCGTGCGGTTATTGTTATCCTAGAAAAATTATAAGTCATTATTATATACATAATAATCTTATGATAACTGTAGGCGATAATATATTTTATTATGCCGGCGATTATAAGTATTATTATTTTTATATATGGTTAACAATGTACGGAGTATTATAATGAAGCATAAAATAACATTTTCTAAATTTAAAGGATTTGATCGCATCGTCGAATTAGAAAACTTACAAGATGCTATCAATGACTTTATTAGACAAAATAAAGGTCTTAAAGTATGTAACGTTCGTTATGAAGGAGATGCATTAATCGGATATATTAAAGATTTAGACGATTTTGACTACGGTACGATTATTATTAAAGAAGTAGTATCATGATTGAAATAACAAATGAAAAATTATCTGACGCCGTTTTTAAATTTGATAATTATAAGCCTGATGCTCTTGTTCAATATTTAACGTGTGAAAATTTCGAAGAAGAATATCATACATATATGTATACTGATGGTTTATGTTATTACTATTATTATTTATCGTTAATCTTTATCAATAAACTATAAAAGCGAACGTATATCCGCTTTTAAGAATTTATGCATTTTAATAATAATAATAGAATTTTTTGTAAAAAAAAGTATTTTATGGTATAATGAAAGGTTACGACATGCTGTATATACAATTGAATAAAAAAGATGCCATCTTAAATATGCTTGAGCGACTAAGATTTAGTAGAAGTATTTATTTAAACGGTGCTACTATCGATCGTGTCGGCAATATTCCTGATGATCTTAATGGATATAACGTTGTTAACGTATCGTTTACTTGTAGTTTATTAAAAGTATTAGGTAAAAAATATAGTGAATATCAACGAGTATTTTATGAATGTAGATTTAGTATTAAAGATAATACTATTAGTTATGATAACGATACGGCTGGGAATATTATTAAAGCATTAGTCGATATAATGGTCGACGACTGATAAGGGGAATAATATGATTGAAAAAGAAGCGATTATTGTCGAAGAAATATATTTAATAGAAAATGCTCTCGAGATAAAAATGCTTAATACATTTTTAAATAAATATTATGGTGGAAAAGCTTTAGAAGAATTACAGCCATTTCAACAAAATAAAATTTTAAGTTGGATGCAATCTTGCGCGGAACGCGAAGAAATGGCATTAGATAATATTAATACGTGGGCTTTACAAAATGGATATTTCTAATCGAAATAAAAAACTATTAGCAACTGTATTAAATAAAGTATTTTGTATATATAACCAAAAAGAATATCACAAATATTTTATCGAATCCAATTTCGATGTCAAAGATATGACTAAGCGATTTATAGTATTTTCTGACACAGGAAATAAATATAGTAGCAATATGTATTATCATTATTATATATATTTAACTATAGTACCAGATTTATTAAAAGAAGAAATACCTGATTTATTAGGAGAACAATATGTTAACTGATAAATTAATAGATCAAGTATTTATTCCTTTACAAATTAGAATAGAATTCGATATATTTTATGAAAATCTTAAACGTTTTATTATGGAAACAAATGCTAAAAAATTATATCGTATATATATTTTAACTAATAAAAATCATAAATATGAAGATTATTATGAATACTATTTATATCTAATACTATGTTCTGAAATAGAAAGAATATATTAATGAGTAATAATTATTTAGACAAACTTGTTGAATATATGTCGACTCAAGCTCAAAGACGTTTTAATGTTAAAAATGTTAACTATGGATCATTATATAATTTAACGAATCCAAGAATTGTATTCGCATATAAAGCTTATCAGAATAAAGAAGGAGTGCTATATAGTGCCAACATATATTATTGGTATTATTTATGTTTAACAGTATTATGAGTAATAGTTTATTACAATATAAACTTATAGAGTTTAATAGAGCTAAAATGAGAGGTAATTCTACCTATATATATTTAGATCCTACTATTAATATTCCAAGAATATATAATTTTTATATGAAAAATAGCGAATATTATAAGTTACATTATATATATTTGTATTGGATTAATTTAAATTTGGTTGACAAATATGACTGATAAAATGATAAAAGAATTAAATAAATTTGTTGATTTCGTATGTCAGAATAGACATAAAATTGAATATTTTAATTTATATTTTGAATTGTCATCTGTTCCATCGTTTATGTTACATAGCCGAGGCAAGTATAAATATATATACTGGTATTACGTATACAAGTTAATGTTAATAACTAAGATATAATTATGATTAATAAAAAAATAGAAAAAATTTTACATATTTTTACAGAAGATATGTGCTATCATGACGAAATAGAACCACGCAGCGAACCATATTTAATGTTATATAATACAGATATTATATTTGATTCACCTGATTGTCCACATTCACATTATTATTACTATAGTTATTATATCTATGTGTTAATGGTTAAAGAAGGAGTGCTATATGAAATATAAAATACGATTATTAAAAATTTGTGGAAAAATAAAATGATCGATCAACAAATAGTAAAAGAATATTTTAATAGCAACGACTATGTCGTCGTAGAGTATCATTTCAAAGGCGACAGGATTCGATGCAACATTGAAAAACGTTCTGGCGACACATATCTCAACAAATTATATTTAGCTTATTATAATTTATTATCATTAAGCCATATCAATCGTTATCGTTATTCTATTAATAGTATAGCTAATCTTAGATATTTACAAGTACGATTAAAATATGATGACGATACAACTGATGCCAAAGAAGAACTTAAAGAAGAAATTGTCGGCGAAGACATTATTAATGTTCTACGAGAAGTACGTCGTGGTGAATTATGATTAGTAAACAAAAAAGAGCTGTGTCAATAACAAATCGAGGATCTCGCATATATGATCGTTTTGCAAAATACAATATTATATATAATCTAAAAATAATTACTAGATTATCAGCAAAGTGTGTATATAAAGATGAATATTATAAGTTTAGTGCTTGTATATATTATAGCTATTATGTAATTTTGCACTTGCTCGATGAAAAAATTAAAAGGAGAGGATGATGGCTTTTAATATTATTAAATATAACAAAGTCAGAGATGACGTATATGTATATATACAAAAGATGCCGGGCATCTATAATAAAAAATTAAGTTTGTATTTTGCATATATGTACAGTATCTTTGACTTCAGATTCCGATATAGTATTTTTAGAAATATCAATATTCAGGATTATACTAATTTTAGAGCACTAGAAGAAGATGCTAATCCTAAAAATACTGATATATTAAATATATTAAAGAGCAGAAATTATGAAATATAAAATACTATTAAGAAGATTGTCGACAGAAGAATATGCTCACGAATTATGTTACGATGCCTTTAATAGTAATTTTAATAGCTCTTTATATATGACATATTGGCTATTTATTTTATATCAAAAAAGTAGCGTATACTTAATTAATAATCTTAAATTAGAAGCGTTAGTATCGATACCTACCCCTCATTATATAGTTATGGAAGAAATCGAAAAACATAATGTATTAAGTATTATAGAAAGGAATAAAGATGAATCTGTTAAGTGAAACAGAAGACAAACTTAAAGAACTCGATCTTACGTTAGACGATATTTTATTTGTTGCGTGTACCGAATCTGAATACGGTAGCGATTATGTATTCATGAATAAAGATACGTTTATTAAAAACGCTGCATCTGTTAACTACGATAATGGATACGGCAGTCAAGAAATTAAAAACAATCTTACGATTTATACAAGGGATTATATCATTTATCGATTTGAATACGACGGTGCTGAATGTTGGAAATATGTTCCGACAATTACTGGTTTAGACCAATTTTTACAAGACGAAAAGAACTGGAAAGAATTTAAATTCGAATCGAAGGATTATTATAATAATGAAGAACAAATTCCGTTTTAAAATTAATAAATGGGTCAAACTTTCAATCCCGCCAGCATTAATTCCATATTATAAGTGGACAGTATTTGAAAAGCAGAATAAAATTGGTAAAAAGAATTTTAGATTATACCACATTTATTTCTTTTTCTTAGAAAAATATCTATAATAATAACTAAGAGGAGAAATAATTGTGAATTTTTTTGTAGGAAAAATATGAGTGGTACGTATTTTATTACATCGTATGTAGTAAATAATCGAGGTAAGCTATCTCAATTTAAGACATATGAAATAAACAAAGTATTTTCTCGTGCATTTTATTTAGCCTATTATGGTTATATTAATTGCATTTGTAAAAGATATAATATTTGTATATATCCAGATAATGTAATAGGTCAACATTATGATCTAACATTCGAACAGATAGCTTCGATGTATGATGTTGTTCATTGTATTAAAAATAAAGAATATAGCAAAAAAATGAATTCTAAAAAACATAAGTGGTTACAAATATTCTAGGAGATATATTATGGGGCATACATTAAAACACAACATCGAAGAAACTGGTCGCATTATTAATAGTATCATGACGATATTGTCTAAGAATTTTTAGGAAAAGCAGGAATTACTATATGAAGTATAGCGATTATTATGATATTTGTAATTTTGCTCAAAAATTTTATGAAGATTATCCGATTTTGTTTTCGAAACGATCAAATTGCAAGTCCTAAAAATGGTATATACGTAATTAATTTTACATTAGAAGATCGTCGTATACTTACCAAAAGAAAATATAGCATATTTAATTCTAAACAAATAATTGTCAAATTCATTATTGATTGTAAAAATAAGAAAATTAATGAAATAGAATTCCGGTATCGAACGGCAAATAATTCTGGTTATATGAAGAATTTTTCAAGTATCGATAATATAAATTATTTATTAGATCAAAACATATTAGTATATCGTAATTATATTGTTGGTTTTTTGTTTACTAACTATGTTAAACAGTCAATTGAAGAGTTTAGTAAAAGATTTGAGGTGTAATTATGTTTAAAAAATTTGTCGATGAATTGCGTTGGTATATCGAAACATTACTAAAGGAAATTTAATATGAACTACAAGTTAATATTTAATAAATTAAAAGTCGAATATATATGTAATTGTAATAATTTAACAAAAACTATCGATACTATAATTATGAATCATCATAAATCTGTTAAGAATTGTCATATGCTTAATTATCAAATATATGGTAATGGCCATGGTAGTAATATCGAAGTATATTTTAATGGGACGTTACTCGAAATTATCGAGGTATCGAAAGTATGATCAATTGGTTTAATTGGTTGTATTCGATTCAACATTATAGTCCGATGGTTCGTCAAAAATCAATTGTTAAAGATTATTCGGCAATCTATTCTTTATTAAAAATAGAAGATACACCATTATTAATTACATTCTTTAGAGATTCTAATAACGTTGATTTACAAATTATGTTTTTTACATATGATCTTAATAGAAAAATTCGTGATTATTCAATCACATTATCAGCTTTTCCAAAAAGCAATATATTATATTTAGTATATGCTATTGATAATCATCCTTTATATAATATATTTAATAAAATCATGTGTAAGCATTTAATCTATTATATGTTTTTAGAAACTAATAAGGCTCGTCAATGAATAGATCAAGTATTAGAGGACTATAAAAATGAGTAGTTATTATAAAATACCTAAAGAATACTATATATATGATAAAGCTAGTGATTTTGGTAAAGTAATATCGACATATTTTCTATATGAAAATGATATCGAAAATAAAAGTCCGATTGATTTTGCAATAGATCTATATAATATGAAACAAGAATTAGATGCTTTAGAAGATGAACGAGTGATTCGCGAATATTTAAAATTAGCAAAGCTATTAAGAAAACTAGGACAACTATGAATTGGAGTACATTTGTCGAAGATTATAATGAATTAACTGCTTTGTCATTCGATTATTTATATCATTTTGGTAAAGAAGATGAAGATTTAGAAATATTTTTATTTCAGCATCCATATAGAATAAATTGGATTAAATATTATTATACATATGATATAGATCACAATTACATTAATTTTCAGATCAATATAAAAACATCTGGGAAATATATTCGTTCTATTAATGTATATTTGTCAGAAGATGATAAATTAGAGTATCTATTAAGAGAAGATGATTTTTTTAATCGTAAAACATTATCTAATATAAATATTCATAAGACTATATTTTTATGGGTATATTTTTTAATGCTTATAAATGGTTTTAATCATAAATTTGTGAGGTTATAATGAGTTTATTCGATACATCAAATAGTATTGCTTCTATTTTAGAGCGTCATAAAGCTATTAATATCTTAGATGATATTACTGATATGGAAGTATATAACCAAGATTTTAAAATTTATTTTTTAGTTGCTAAAACTATGTTATTATTAAATAATACATTACCTGAAGTATTATGTTTTAGTGTTGAAGATGGTGACGATGTTATATATTTCGATCTATTTGTCGAAAAAGATAACGACGAAGATTATGATCCGGTATTTATTACGACTGAAACCGAAGATAATATTATGAATTATAATGATTCTTTAGAAATATTGTTTCCAGCTTTAATAGAATTAGCTTATTATAAACTAAAGGAACGAATGTTTAATTAACAAGTTAAATTAGGGCTGTTAATAATTTACCGCCATTTACTTCACGGTTGGGCTCCGCCCCGAAATCTCTTCACACGTTTTCTAATGTGGTTTAGTCAAACGAAAGGAATAATATTATGCAACAAGTAACATTTGAATCCAAACAACAAGCTCAAGAATTTTTTAGTACATTAGGTGAAAATCTTAAAGTTAGCGAAAATAAGATTTTTAAATTTAGCGGTCAACAATGGAATTTTAATAGCACTCCAGAAGTAACACCTAAATTAATTAGTGCTGTATTAGTATCAGAAAATAATGTATTATATGTAACAGCTAATCTAAGTAACGATACAGTATATGCCGATATTGATTTAGAAGATAATATTTCTGGTTTTGGTTATAGCGAATTAAAAAAATCTGTATTATTATCTAATTTAGTATATCGCATATTAGAAGATTATACTAAATTTATGTTCTGTAAAAATGAACAATAAAACTAGTTTTAATTTGCTTAGTGCAATGTTTTTTAATATAAACTTTTTTCGAGCAAATATACCAAAACTATTAATTGGTGGACGATCTTTTGTATTCGATTTTGGTTATGAAGATGGATCAAATCTTATTATTAAAACTTGCGACGATTATATAAATAAACAAGTCATATATTTTAATACTAACATGATGCGCGTCGATTCGATGATTCAGTATTCAGAAAAAGAATCGGATATATGTCTTTCAAATTTTATGTATCGTACAGTAATTTCAAAAAAAGCCCATTCTGATTTTGATACGTGCAAAATGTTTAATCAATTTAATTTGTATGTACATTATATTATGTTTTCATTTAATTATATGTACTGGAGGTGATTATATGATTAAATTAGGATTCGGATCTGATAAGGAAACGCAAAACGTATATAATAGTTTAAAAAAATTTGCTGAAAAGGATATGTTTTCAGAATATTCTATTACAGACTTTGAAGAAAATAAAGCACGTAATTCTTTTAGATTTACGATTGCGTACGATGAAGACTACGTTAATTCATATATGGTTTGGTATGAAGCCGGTATTTTAAATATTGAGCCAGAAAAAGAAGATTACGTAGCAGAAGATATAGCATTTATTCTATATCCGATTGCTGAAATGTTGTTATAGAAAGGATAGTACATATGTTAGCTATATTATTTGTAATTTTTATGATGATTTATTTAGCTCTAGCCACTGGCGGTACATTAGCCGGCTGGGATAAGAAAGATAAATAGTATGGATCAGTTCTTTTTAGACAGTGTGGCATTGATCGGATTCATGATAATATGGTTTATGTTTGCAATAATTGTATATCTTTTACATACTGTATATAGAATATATAAAACAAAAAAAATATCAGATTCATTTGAATATGTATTTAAAATGCATGCAAGAATGTTTTGTAAATTCCATATAACGACTATGTTATTTTTTGTATTTTGTGCTGTTCTTAAAAGTATAGTCGAATAATATGACGTTACAAGATTTAATAAAAAATGTAAAAAATCATACGCCATTAAATAAAAATGACATCGATCTTTTTAAAAATGATTATTTTACAATTTGTATGTACACACAAACAAATGGTGAAAAATTAAATTTTTATATATCGAATCAGCATGAATTAGAACTATGTTCATTCGTTATAGAAGTAGAAAATAATAATGATATATTTAAATGGATCGATGAAAATAATTGGTTAAAATCATATGTAAATAAAATGCCTAACATGTGTACATATTTAGTATATTCATATATATTTAGTTGTATGATAAAAAATAAATGAAAGTAAAAATAGAAGATAAAACATTCATAAAACGATTCGAAGTTTTTCGAGAAGCTAATAATAATCGATTTACTATGAAGCGAAAAAAATATCGAATCCATCAATATTACACTGACGAAGGATCTAGATACGAAGTATTTAGTCGAGGTAAACAGTATTTTGGATCTTTTAGAATTACTGAAAGTAGTCAGTATATGCATTCTAACGATATTAGCGAAGAAAATATGCTACTAATTATTAAAGGAATAAGCGATACAATACGCTCGTATCGTGTTCCTTTAAAATACGATGGTTATTCTTGTGCATCGTATGTCGAAGAAGCGATGGATCGATTACGTTTTGGCGATACCAATATTCATATTGGATATCATGATGTACAATTTGAAGTTACTAGACTTAATAATCCTGTCGGATATATTAAAACTGAAGCGCGAACAAATGCTATCGATGTATATAATATGCAGATGACATTACAGTATCAGTATTATGACGATGGCATGTATATTTTTTATCACAAGATATTAGAAAAAGGTAAGGAACATGCTTTAAAAATATATTATAAATTCTTAATAGCAATGTGTAGCTTAATTGAATATCAATATATTATCTGTTTAACAAGTATAGAAAAAATACCGTTTTAAGAGGTGGCTATGGAAGAATATATTAGAATTACTGACTGGATGTTATGCCAACATTTTGAGATGTTGATTAATACGCATCGAACAACTGGTAAATTTAACATTTTAGACTTAGACAATGTGACGTGTGAAATCACATACGATAATGCATATCATAGACTAAATCTATTAATCGACGAAGACAATTATTTTGTCAATACTATTTATGATGCTAACATAAAAACATTGTACTGGTGCATCGGAAATAATATTTCGTTTAACGACTTTGAAAAAGTGTTGCAAGAGGCTAAATATGTCAACCCTGTCATTTGAAACATTTGAATATTTAAAAATATTTTTCGACATAGTTTTAGGTATATTATTAGGCGTAGGTGTACATTTTTTACTTACTAAAGTTGTCGATAATGTATGTGATGTATATAACGAAGACGGCGATATTAAATTATTATTTATGATATTGCCGTCTTGTTTTGTCGTATTACTACTGTGGGGTATCATTACATGGATGAGATGAAACTTCAATTAGAAGTACTATATAAAATCTTAATGTTAGATTTTCATAAATTCTATCGTCGCGAAAAAGGATCATATAGCATGACTATTAAAAGAGTAGGCGATGCTGTTATGGTTGCTGTCAATTGGAACGAAAATAAAGATTTTGTTAAATTCCAAATTTATTGGAATTCAGAAGAAAAGCATACGAGCTTCAGCTTTAATTTCGACACGAATAAAACTGATGCATTGCTTATCGTAAAAGATTTATTGCGAGGAAATAAAGATGATAACAGATAAAAACAAAAAATATCTTATCGGCGTATTTTTAGCTAGAGGTAAAGATGCTTTATTATGGCATGTCAATTCATTAATGGAAAAATCATATAATAAAGGTTATCAAGAAGGCCTTAATAAATCAAAAGGTTCTTATCATGATGGATACAAAGATGGATATAATAAAGGATATGACTCCGGTTATGATGATGGCAACACAAGATATAAATAATTATATAAGGAGGAAAATTAATATGGGAATGGTAAATGAAATCACGAATAAATTAATTCATGTTAAAGGCCGTGTAGCGTTCGAACATAAAGATTATATTATTTATATCGATAATTCTCGTAAAAAAGAAGTCGATAGTGGCGATATTCAAATCTTTAAAGATCGTCAACAGGTATACGACTTTTCTATTGCATATCCTTCTAAGGAATGTAAATCTAAAGGTATTTACAATAATACAAAAGATAAATTTATCAACAATATTGATCTTGAAAAATTACATGAGATTATTATGACGACAGACCTATGATTTTCTTAAAAGATAAATATCGAATTGTCTTAGATAAAAGAAACGTTACGACAATTCTTATTACAATATTAACAATAGCATTCTTTTTATTTTGTGATATGAATTATGCTACTGATAATGGAAAACTGGCTTTGTATCAAACGCCAATATTAATTATCGTCGTAAGTATAATTACGATCGACATGTTACCTAATAAGGTTAATCCGTTTCATATCGATTGTCTAATGACAGCTAAAGTTGACGAAAAACAAACTGAAGCAGTATTTAATATCTTTAAAAATATAATAAATCTTGTTCTTTGTGAAATTTTATACTATCCTAATATTTTTGAATTACGAATTAAAGATATTAATATCGGTCAATTAAAAAACGTGACGTTAATGATCAGAGCTATTGGTTCTTTTGAATTCGATAAAAGATCTGTCGACTTATTAATTTCAGTATATAATAACGATGTGGCTATTCCGTTAGTATCGATTTCAATGATAATAACATCTAATATACAAGACATATTAGATAGTATAACAGTAACGAAAAATTTAAATCAATGGAAAGATCTTATCGTATTAGCTAAGACAGTAGAATATTATTTGATAAATCATCAATACAAAGGAGCTATTAAAAATGAAGAAAGAGGATTTTAAACAGCTATGCTGGTTATTTCGATTATTTTTAATAGCTATTAATACTGAGCGCTATCAGTCAAATGATTTTAAAATTGGCGAATCTAAATATGCTGTTAGATTAACAGCTGTCGAACATATCCTTCATATCGAATTGTTAAAGAAAAATAATCCGGTCGTTGCCTCGATATCTGGTGTTGAATATCTACCACAGGAATCATTAAGTTATAACTTTAGAACGAACGATATATTAAACGATTATTTTGAATTATTCTTTAATGGCAGTAAGATTATTGAAGAAAATCTTAATATACTGTATAATATATCATATAATATATGTAATCCTGTAGAAATCATGAAAGGACTAGTTAATAACAATGGTCGGAAGAATAAAATTTACTGGTAAATTAAGTGCTATTAATAGAATTAATAATGAATTATTGTATACCGATATGTTCGCGGGCAATTGTATCGTTAAAGAAAAGATTCGTTGCGATAATATTTTAATGTTAACAATCGAAACTGATTATGATATTAATTCTGCATATTTAGTTTCATTAAGCGATAAATATCATGTTAATATCGAATATAGTATTAGCGATCACAGAAATCATATTAAACATAATGGTATTGTCATATTTGAAAATAATAAAGCCGAAATAATCGAAGAGAAAAAATTTAATTATGATGAATCAAAAGCTTAGTCGACGTGTATTTGCTACTGTAAAAAATAGTGTATTAATAACGTCGAAATGCCGATATTATGAATTTAACAATCTTAATATTTCGGCAGCTAAAACAAATGTTAGGCTTACGTCTAAAGATACCAAAGAATCTAAAATGTTTAATAGTATAAAAACGTTAATAGCACTTGTTAATAAATATGACGAATTTAAACAAGCGGGTATGATTATATGGTTATTAGGATATTATAGTTTTATCTTAGATACAAATTTAGACGTAAAAAAACATTTTAAATTATTTAAAGAAGTTCAGACTATATATGCTCAACAACTTAATTTTGGTCCTAATGAAATTCAGACTCAACGACTTAGAGAATCGATGGAACAAATAGCCCATAGACTTAACGAACAGGTTAGCTTTTGGACTGATGTGTATCGAAACTTAAACGAAAGGAATGGTGGTTGATATGAATATTGAAGATTATAAAGAAAAATTTTTAAAAAGACTGAATAAAATGTCAGCAGAAGAATTAACTGCTATTTTTAAAGAAGTATTTGATCTAGAAGAAGAATATCCGTATAAAAATATCGACAAAAGGAATGGTGATCAATGAGCGCGAGTTTGCGTAATTTATTTAAACGCCATCGTCATAACTTTAATCCAGAAAGTTTATTACGTGACTTAAAAAATAATAAAGACAAAAAGAATTTATTCGATAAAATTAAAGAGATGGAGGAGGTTAGAAAAACAGAAGTATTGGAGCCAGAGCGTAATAACTATCCACAATGTAAGGTCGATTTAGTAGCACAAGTACAGCAAGAAATCGAAGAAGAAAATACTCCGAATAAACCGGCGGACGATATTCACGTACATGCTGATTGTCCGACTATCGAGATCGACGAATGGACGACAGAAGATCTAGTGCGCACTATTCAAAAAAGCAAAGAAGCTATTAAGCATATATTGCAGAATTATGAGTTCTGGAATAATATGGTTAAAGAATGCGATCAAGCATTAGGAGATCTACGACACTTTGCTGAATTTTACGACGACGCTACGCAAGAAGAAATTAATAAAGTTTACGAATTAATGACTGAGTACAGTCGTAAGCGTCGTGTATATAAAGACCGTGTCGAGATCTTTAAAGATATTTTCGCTAGTAAAGCACGTATGGAAAATATTTACGCACCGATTAATCAAATGTCGAATAAGTTCAACAAGATGAATATCGAGCGTCAGTATTCTCCACGCGTTCTTAAGGACTTGTTTGAGCGTTAGTCACGTTCTACATTATCCTTCGGGGACTTCGTCCCCGTTTTCATTCGGGCTCCGCCCCGAAATCACTTCTGTGTCATTTATAAGAAGCTATTACTAGATAGCTTCTTTTTTTATTATGAAAAAAAATTATACAAATATTATAAAAAGAATCTGTAAAGACGGCTTGCCTGAAAATTTTTATCATAGTACTTGTAATAATACTAGAATAAGATTGTTTATGCGTGAATGGAAAATACATAAAATATTTGCAAATACATTTGTAATATCTAATTTTAACATATATAACAATATGAATGATTATATTGATTTTGATTATAAAAAATTTCAAATTTATAGACATTCAAATCTTTTTGATACGAGAAAAAATATTACTGATGATAATTCTTATCAGGCAGAATTATTGCTTTTATGGTTAGTATATTTTTATTACGCGAGGTATTAAAAATGAAGTATTATCTCGAAGTTGAGAGTGATGTACATCACCCGACAGCAAAAGAAATTGCCGAAATTATCGGTATCTATAATATGAGTGATCAACCTCATGCTAGGTTCGTACGTGCATACTTAGGACGCAGTCCATTACAGTATTTAGGTCGTAACGGTATGGTCCAAGTATTTAATAATTATCAGGCTATATTAGCTTTAGCTAAGGATATGTACGAATATACTAAACATGAAGGTGTAACTGAAGTCTATTACAGTTTAGATGACGGACGCAGTTATAATTTAAAATTATTCAAAGGCCGTATTCGTATAGCTATTAATCGATTGGAAGAAATGTGTAAAGGGGTAATCGAAGATGGAACAAAATAATCAAGCACAAATTTGCAGAAAGATTGGAATTATTATTGGCAGTTTATTAAATATTTGTGTAACATTAGTATTAGCTTTAGTAAAAGCTGTATCTTCTGAAGCTAAAAACATATCTAAAGGCTTCGACGAAGCAGAAGACGTTAAATCTGTCGAAGAAACTAAGATTGTCGAAGAAGTTAAAGATGACGAAGTCGATATCGATGCTGAAATCGAACGTCTTATGGCTTTAAAACAAGCCAAAGAAATTAATAAAGAAGATTAATTATGTCTTCGATAATAATTGGCGAAGAAGAAAAAATCATTCTTTCGACAATATATGATTATGTCGCACAGTATCCAATATTAAAATATGAAGGTATTTATCATTCTAATCCTAAATATATTAATATTAAAGTCGATAAAATTTATACATATCAAAACTCTATTATTGTCGATATAGAATACACAACTATGAATAACAAAAACATAATATCCTACGAATTAAATCAAGATAATAATATTATTTATACAAGCTGTGATGTTGATTCTAATTTCATCAAGGATATTATGTTTTTACCAGGTATCGTAAATTTTAAATTTATCGAGACATATAAAAGTAAAATGATATCAGAATTTGCTTATTTAGTGCGAGATTGTTATCGTTTTAGAATAAGTAGTGGTTATGATTTTTACTATAAATTTTTATATATATATGCTGATATGTTTAACGATATAAATGATGGTCCGATGTTTGGCAATGATGTTATGTATTCGTCAGAAGAATTGACTATTAGATTTTTAAAAAACGGATCGATATGCATTGTAAAAAATAGTAATAATCATAAATACAATAAGAATATTGAATTCGTATCATTATATATAATAGAATATTTAATGCAAGGATGTTATTTAGATGAAATACAAATTCAAAGCGATATCGAAGAATTTCGACGACAATCAGAAGAAAACATTGATAACTGGAGAGCTATCAATTCATGATAATAAATATTTCATTAATAGTATTCCTGTCGATAAAAAAACTATCGGTCAATCAACTGGACTTATGGATAAACATGGTCATGAAATATTTATTAATGACATTATTCATTTTAAAGCAAATTATGGCGATTTTACATTAGAATTAGCTACGGCTACAGTCGGATTCGATGAATTAAATGGACGTCTTGCTGTTAAGATGAATGATAATATATTAGCATTATGCGACATGAATTATAGCGATATCGAGTACGAAGTACTTGGAAACATATGGGAGGGAAAAATTAATGAACAGAAACTTTAAAGCTCGTTGCTTGAAAGATAGATCTTGGAAAACTGGCTTTTATTTAATTAAAAAGAAAGAACCATGTATTAAAGATATTAAAAATGTATGGCCAGTACACGAGCAAACAATTTGTCAAAGTACTGGCTATATCGATTGTAATAAAAAAGAAATTTTCTTAGACGATTTAATTAATTTTAGCACTATTATTAATGGTAGCGAAATTAAGTTAGATAAAGCTCAGGTTGTATTCGGTATCCCAGTTGGTAAATTAGTATTAGTCGAAGGTAATGAAGTAATCGATTTTATTAGCGATAGATACGAAAATCCTCATTACGAAGTTGTCGGAAATATTTGGGATGAAATTGCGTTACCAAAGAAGAAGTAATATAATAGGTATATAAGCTTATATTTTTTTAATAAGAAGGTATACCATGAATTATCACAAACTTTTAGAAGACTGTGACTTTATTAAGGTTAAACAAACAGTCGAAATCCGTCCTCATGACGGAAACAAAGGCTTTTTCGAATATGTAAACCATATTTTTAAAAGTGTAAATAACGGTCATCGTTATGGCCCTGCAGTTAAAACTAATATCTTAACTATGTATAATCGTGGCAACTATATTGCTTGCGAAATGGGTGATCAACGTATCGACATCCGTCGAGATAAGATCGTTATTTATGTACCAGGTTTAAAAGCTAGTAATGAAGAAACATATCGTCAATATGCTATTAATAATATTGGCGTATTGAACTATATTTACAATTGTAAAAAATACTAGCTTTTAAATAAATTAATCCTAACAGAGATGTTAGGCCTACACGATAAGATACAATTGGTATAAGCTTTAACTGTGTAGGAAAACTTGTAGCGAAATGTTGCAAGATATTTAAGAGCAATCATCAGTAGCTAAGATGGTTGCTCTTTTTTTATTTTGATGAAAGGAAATTCCATGCGTAACAAAATTATAGTATTTACATTTTTACAATTACTAGCTTTATTTACAATTTCACATGCTTGCGCATGGGATAATCCTAATAAAACACAAGTAAATACTGAAGTATATGCATTAAAAACTGCTATGATTAGTGCATATATGAATGGTTTTAATGATGGTAAAAATAATTTACCTAAAGATGAAAATTATATTAATGGTGATGATAAAGACTTTTTAAATTTTTATGATGAAGGCTATTACAAAGGCCGAGTTTTCCATCATCAAAAAATGTAACCGATCATGCTTTTAGCTAGTCGGTATAGGGCCTATGTTTGTCCCTTTGGAAGTTTTGTCGAAATAATTCGAGTTAAACTTCATAAAAGTACTATTATTATAATTTTAACATTATATTATTTAAAATAAATAGTATTGAAACTTCAAATGGAGTTGTTATAGATTATTATTTATTTTAATATAGTACTAAAACTCATCAATGGAAGCAGATAATATTATTAGTACTAATATAATAATGTTAAAATTAATACTAAAACTCGAAGTCTGATTGCTGTATTAAAATTTTAATTATAGTGCAAGAGGAAAAAATGAAAGAAAATAAAAATATAGTGCATAGAACTAGAATACATTATATTATACCTAGTCAAGAATTAATAGATGAAGCTAGATTATCTAATAATTTATATAATCAAGCTCTATATATTTTAAGACAAGCTTTTATTAATAAAGAAAAAATTCCTTCTAAGTTTGATTTATCTAAAATATTACTTCATAAGGAATATGAATGTGAAGAATACGACAATATCCATAAAATGGTAGCAGCTAATGCTCAAGCTATTTGTTATTTAGCTGCTCAAAACTTTAAATCATTTTTAATGGCGTTAAAAGCTTTTAAAAAAAATAAATCTAATTTTACTGGCATTCCTAGAATTCCTAGTTATAATAAAAAAGATCATGAATTCATGATTATAATTACATATCAACAATGTACTGTTAAAGAAGGCATGATGCGCTTTCCTAAAAAATTAAATTTAGATAAAATTTATATAGGCGATCTTGATATTGCTCATGTAAGAATTTTTCCTGGCAAGAAAAAATATAAAGTCGAAATCGTATATAAAGTAGAAGCATTGCCTAAAAGAAAAAAAGGCAATATTGCTGGCATCGACTTAGGCTTAGATAATTTAGCAACAGTCGCTATTAATAAACGTGGTATTCGTCCATTGTTAATTAATGGCCGTCCGCTTAAATCTATGAACTTATATTTCAACAATAAACGAGACAAAGTTCAATCTGAGCTTAAAAAATGTAATGATCGATATATGTCACATAAACTTGAAACATTATATCGTAAACGCAACAATCGTTTTAATACATATATGCATAAAGCATCGAAAGAGATTATCGATTATTGTTTAGAACATAATGTAAGTCAAATTATTATTGGTCATAATAAGCTGCAAAAACAAGAATCTAAGTTGAAGAACTTTGTTGCTATTCCGACATTTAGACTTATCGAACTCATTAAATATAAAGCAGAATATCAAGGTATCGAAGTAATCGAAACTGAAGAATCGTATACAAGTATTACGTCTTATTTAGATAAAGAAGAACCTATTAAAGATAATGCCGATCGTTTTAGACGTATTCATCGTGGTTTATTTGTATCTAGTAAAGGCAAACGAATTAATGCCGATGTTAATTCTGCTTATCAGATTATGAAGAAAGTTATCGGTGACAAAGTTATTAAACCTATCGGTAAAGGATCTGTATTTATTCCAAAAAAAATAACGATGGTTTAATTATGTCTAATACTATTAAATGGTTAATGATTATTAGTCAAGCTGTTACTAATTTAATATTTGGATTTACGACGCCTGTCGTTCATATTCATTTTATGAGCTTAGTCGGCCCGAATATATATAGCTTAGCTAATTTTATCGAGGCGGGATTAGCTGCCATCGTAAATAGTTTGTTAAGTAATCAAACATATCGTCATTATTTTAAGCAATTTGCTTTATACTTTTTAGCTTTAGATAGTATACTATATGTAATTATAATATTTTTAGGTATAGAATATATTAATGTTCGATTTATCGGTTTAGCAATTATTAATAGCCTATTAAATAATATTTGGTTTATTATGTTAAGCGATGTTTTGAATAAAAATATTTCTGGCGATGAATTAACTGATTTTAAAGTACTTCAACGAAGCTGGATGCTTTGGGGAAGCTTAATCGGATCTGGCATCGGTGTTTGGATTAATAATTCTATATCGATAGAATTTGCTTTAGTTTTACAAGCTTTATCGACAGTAATGATTGCTATCTGCGATGGCTATTCATTTAAAAAATTAGAAAGGTCGGCCAATAAATGAAATTATTTGAAATTTTTTCAAATTCGAATCTTTTAAAAAGCAATATCGATATTCTTTATCAAGATTTTTTAGAAAATAATAAAAAACTTGAAATTGCTAAAAATTTTACATTAAATTCTTTCAATATAATCAATGGTGATACGAATATTGTAGAATTTAAAATTTCACTATGCAACTGCCCAATTAAAGTTTATATTAAATATTCTAACGATCATTATTGTTATGCAAATGTCAAAATGGAATATTTAACAGATGAAACATTAAACAATAATTATTTGATTAATTTAGGATATGTTATTTATTCTTTAATTGTTGCTATTCCGGTAAAAGATTTGGATAAAAAATAAATGAAATTATTAATTTTAATTGCTTGTTTTGTTTCGATATTTAGCGTTAGCGATGCTCGAAGTATATCTAGCTATAATTGTACTTACGAAGAACAACAAGAAGCGTTGGCACAATATCATAGTTTTGTTAGTGGCTTTGACGATGGCTTATATAATTATACTAATATTTATTATTCTGACGATAACTATAAAATGGGTTATCGGTTAGGAAGTGCTCATCGGAGGTGATTAAATGAGTTATGAAATTTTAGTTACTATCGGTGTTATTGCCGTCGCATTTTTTGCGACAATATGTTTTGTCGTACATCAAGTATTTGAAACACGGCGTATGCGTATTCAATATGAAGGTGGATATACAGAAGCTGAAATTAAGGAAATTTTACATGCCGAAATCGATCCGTTGTTAGAAACTACCAACAAGAAAGGTTCTAAATGAAATATTGTATCGAAGAAAACTATGGTAAACTATTAAATTTATTATTTAAAATACAAAAAGAACAAGCTGCTGGTACAGTATATGTATTAGTCGTTAATGAATTGCATATTGTCGACACAGAACTAATTGCCTGTGGTAATAATATTTTGGTTAAATTTAAAGTATCTGAAGATTCTAAGAAAAAGACTGAAAAATTCGAAGAATATGAATGCATGTTATTACGATCTGAATTCGAATCTGGCATTTTTAAAATTAATATTAAAGATACTCTTAATACAAGTGTCGAATTAGAAATTATTGAATTGCTAACAGAAAAATTGTATAGTTATAATACGATTAGAGATATGAAAGGAAATTAACATGGAAGTCAAACTTAATGACAACTTTAAATGGTTTTTAGAAAGTCTATTAAACGAAAGTTTCGACCAATTCTTTATCGACGATATGTACGGTGCTGTATTTACTAAAAATGGTAAAGTTAGACCTATTGATTGTGCTAATTTTATTACGAGCAACTTATATAATGCTTGCCCTGATTTAAAAGAAAATACTGGATATAATATTAAAGATTTTATTGAAGGTAAACTTATTAATAATAATTTTGAATTCGGCGATAAAATTATTGTAAAATTTAATGGTCAAGAATATGAAGGTATCTTCGTTAGAAAAAGAGGCGAAGCCAATATTGTTGTTATTAAAGAATTTAATAATCAATTGGCTGTTACCAATAAAGCTATTAAAAAAGCTGAATAATTAATTAATAAAGGTGAAAAAAATGAAGGAATTTGATTTAGATAAACTTAAAAAAGCTATCGATCCTAAGGATCCTAAGAAAGCTTTAAAATATTTAGGCGAAACGATTACTCGTGAACAAATGTATACATACATCGTCAATAAAATTATCGATCAAAAAAATAACGAATGTATATATATGCCGATGCCAACTATTTATAATCTATTTATGAGCTTTATTCAAGATATGTGTGATGAACCATATAAGTTATTAAGCGATATTATTCAGGAAAAACCAAATCTTGAAATTAAAAAGCTTAAAGAACTTGAAACTAAAGAAGTTGAAACTGTCGGCCCGGTTGCAAAATATTTGCTCGACAAATTTAATCTTGAAGATTATGATGACTTCAGAAAGAAATATATCGATACAGATTTTGAATATCGTTGGTATCCATTGTTCGTAAAATATATTTTAGAAAAGAATAATGGTACAGCTAAAAAGTTCGAATTATTAAGCCCGTTCTACGCTCCTAAAAATAGTACGAGCGATTACGACCTTTTTGCTCCTGAAGATTTTGAAGTTATCGACGATTATCAATTCGCCGACGAAAGGGACAAATAAAATTTATAATGCGTTTAGTTTATAATAATAGAGTCTATCACATGGTCTATCTAACAGATGCCGTATTAAAAGACGGTATTTATGTTAGTGAAGGCTTATGTGAAGATGGTAAATCTTATATCATTAATTGGGAGGATAAAGATTTTGACATAGAATATCCTAGTTCAATTTCTTTAGCATAAACTGAGTAATATATAATTGCCAGTACTGTTAAAATATACATAAGTGTGCTGGTTTTTTAGTATAATGAAAGGAAACAGCATGAGTGCATCCTTTGTAGTATCGATTATCCAGCTACTCATGCTAATGGGTACTTTCATACTTTGTATAGCCTCTATTTTGATAGTGGCTGGAATATTCGATCTTCTTTGTTCTAAAGAAGAAATACGTAAAAAAGAAATTGGGACACAGTTAACATGGAGTATTGTCGCATTTATTGCAACATTATTTTTCATATATATATTATTCGATACACAAAATTTAATCGAAATTAATATAGTGCCTCAACCTCCATATGGATCGTATCGGTAAAACTATCGATTGTATTTTTGAATTAGTGTTTTTTAGCCTTGGAGATGGTTGAAATCGCTGATTTTCAAGTCGCCCTACGATTTACTATTAATTTTAATAGTAATAGGAAGACGAGTAGAAAGTTAGGAGATCAAACCTATGAAAATTTTAAAAACTGTATTTTTTGCTTTTACGTTAATGCTAGGTATGCTTTGCATGCCTAACGCTAATGCTACTGAATTAACTGCGTATACGCATACAGGTAGCGTTATGGCTAACGGTGAATGGCCATATGAGGGCGCAGTTGCTAGTAACGACTATGCTCTCGGTACAATTTTAAATATTAATGGCTACAATTACGTAGTTGCTGACCGAATGGCGCCAGGCATTCATGGAGTTATCGATATCTTCATGAATGATTATGATCGTGCAATTCAATTCGGTCGTCAATACGGCGAAGTATACGTCGTAAGTTAATATAATCGATCCATTTTACGTATTATTACTCTCCCGTTAGTACTGGATACTAATCCAGCACATGTATATTTTTTAATTTTAAATATTTTTAATTGCTGGTTCTCGTCACAGCAACTGTCAATAAATAAGGATAGGCGTATTTCTTATGAATAATTTACTAAAAGATTTATCGGCATTTGGATATGCCAAAGCTCTCGGCCTTCGGACGAGATTTTTAAGTCGTGAATTTTGGACATCGTTTGCATTTACTGTTATTTTTTTAGCTAATATGATTGCTTTTGATCAATGCAACAATATGATAATGTTTCATTTAACAGTATTGTCTTTACCATATCTAATTGTATTATTTGTATTAAATGCAATCTATCATAATACAGTTATGTATTTACTAAGTAAAGTAAAACGTGTCGACGAAGAAAATGAATTGTATTTAGCTAGTATTGCTGGCTATGCAATTTTAAATAATATTATGAATGCCGTCGGTATTCTATTTAGTATGACCGGATTATTTTATTATTCTGGTTTTGATCAAGGGATTTTAATGAATCCTATCTTGTTTGTGTTCATTGTATTCCTTGTGATTTTTAACACATATATCTGTTTAGCAAATATGGTGAACGGATTTAAAGTATATTTAATTACACGCAATCAAGAGGAATAAATAATGGCTATTTTATGGAAAACTACGAAATCTAACAAGACAAGTACATATAAAGGATATGTACCGATACCTTCGACAATTGACGAACCATCGTTTGCTGAAAAATGGAAACGATGGCGAACTGGAGATCCTGCTAAGTTTTTGACATATAAAGATTTACAAGAATTAGTTTTATATTGTTACAATAAAAATCTTAGTGTAACGACGACAGAATTAGAATTAGTTTTCCATGATAAACATATTTACGACAAAGAAACTGCTATTAAATATATTAATGAACACATGAATGAGTTCGGCTATATTGATGAATATAGTGGACGAGTTGTAAATCCTAGTCAAGGAGGTAGCAATACAGGAGCTAATAATAGCAACGGTAGTTGCAGTTGCTGTTGTTGCTGTAAAAAACCATAATGGACATACATAAAATATATACCGACATTTTAACAAGTTATAATATCTTAACAGTCTTTAAAGGCGATGTCGATAAAGAAGACTTAAAAATCATTATTAGTTTATTTTTATTAAGCTATACAAATTTAAGTATTATTAATCGAGATCGCAGTCTTAAAAAAGATGAAAAAGTCGAGAATTTCTTTAACGCTATCGATAAGATTATCGATAAACGATTTGTTAAAGATATCCTTGATCAAGAAACATTGGAATCTATCGTATTAGATTTTAATAAACGTATTAAATATATGAAAGAACATGGACTCGATATCGAAGTCTATGATGAAATGAAGACGCCTGGCGTCGATTCGATTAAATATATTATCGAATAATAACATTAGCTCCCATTAAGGGAGCTTTTTTAATTGGAGGTATAATGCGAAATATAGATTTAATTCGTAACTATAATAAGATTCAAGATATCGTTGCTATTTTTAATAGTATTAAAGTAAGTCGTCGAGCTGTATTTGGCGAAGAAATTATGAAGAAACAAACTATTAATGTGGAATTAGGCAAATTGTTTGTTAAACATAAAGTACTCGACGACTATCCTGTCTTTAAAATTCTTGTAAAATTACTTGTCGCATGTTACAATAGTCCTGAGATTGAAAAAATTTCTGAGCTTAAGATTACAAACGATCTTACAGACGATGAAATTAAAGAAATTTACGATAGTTTAGAAGAACAAATCAAAGAAAATCCAGGTATTTTCGCATGAATTTAACTGTAAATCAGATCATGAGTTTAGACGATCCTGAAGAATATATTCGTGGTCTATTTGTTCGACTATGTATTATTAATTATCGTATAAAACAAAAGGGATTGACTAAAGAAGATCAGTATGAAGTCATGCAATTAATCGAAAGTATCGCTAATACTGTCGGTTATAAAGAAGAAATTCTTAATAAATGTATCGATATATTTAGTGTTACGATGAATATGCATCATGACTTTTATTTGTCTTGGGATTTGGTCGATGAATATTTGAAGGACAAAATAAGATTATCATGATTTTTATTAAAGAGAATGTTCTGAAACATGTCGACAAGATGATTGTCGACTTAAACTTTCCAGAACAAATTGGTAGTTTGCAAGAATTAAAAGAAGTTATTACACAAGCAATTAATTATAGTACAAGCAAAGATCGATCAGAACAATTGTATTTTAGCCTAAATGAAAAGCGATTGATATTGTCGATCGATGAACAGAATTTAGGTACGTTCTATTCTGAAGAATCAGATATGCCAATTATTTGGTCTGAAATCGAAGATTTTGTACCGTCGCCACATGAAGACGATCAGTATATATACGTAAGTACTGTATATGAAACAATTATTATCAGCGATAAATTAAAACCATTGTTAGTCGGTTTGTTTTTAGATATTAGTTCAGTGTTACCAGTTAATTATATTAGGAGTTTTAAACATGAATGTAAATAAAGCTATTAAAGAAATTAATAATGCACTAACTAATACGGTCGTAGAAATCTATGGCGACAGTGGATCTGGCAAAAGTTATATTGCCGATAAAGTTGCCGAGACGAAAGACTTTGCTTTACTAATCGATAGTCTTATGCAACGTACAGAAGGTCAGTATTATATTATTCAATCCAACAAATTGGAAGATGCCGAAGAATTAATTAAAGATTTTGACTTAATCGTAATCGATGACTTCTTCCAATTAGCTGGTGATCCTCGGGATAATATTTACAAATTACAAGAATGGGTATACAATAATAGAAAGTTGTCAATTATTTTAATTAATCAGATAAGAGCAAATTTTAATGAGCGACGTCCAGAAAAATTTGTTCCGTATGCTGATTATTTGTTACAACGTTACGCCGATCGGCGATTCCATGCAGAATTCAAAGACGGCGAATATGTAATTACTCAAGTAAAGTGAGGTTTGTAAATGATTATTGTAATTTCTGGCCCGAGTGGCAGTGGCAAAAGTACGTTAGCCGGTTTATTCGAAGTTAAAGGTTTTAAACGTATCGTAACTTCGACTAATCGTGATCGTCGATTAAATGATCCAGAAGGTCAATATTATTTCGTTCCGAAAGAAGAATGGAACGATGACGACTATATTTGTGTCACTAATTATGGTGGCAATAAATATGGTATCGATAAAGGTTATTTCGACGAGATTAATAAAGACTTAAATTATATTGTCGTATTAGATGAAGCTGGTCTTAAAGAACTTAAAGAATACTACGACAATGTATATGGTTTCTATTTAAACGTAGTCGAAAAGACATGTCGTGAACGTATGGCTCAACGTGGTGATGCTGCTGATAATATTGAGAAAAGAATTGCTTACGATAAAGAGCATCATCGTTTTAATTATTTGATCGACGATGATGATTTATACGATCAAGCATTCTTTGGCGAAGATCATCCGTCTATGATTATGAGACAAATTATGGATTACTTTAATAATAATCCAGATAGTAAAGAAACGATCGACGAAGGCGAAGAGATTCTTGCTATGCTACATAAACAAAAATAAATAATATATAAAGCCCCTTTATAGGGGCTATTTTTAATATGGAGGGAAAATGGCATATTCTAATAAAATCGAACAGGCTGCTGTAATTCTATTCGATAAACGTGATGATCGTAATAAACTAAGTTTACGTATTCGCGATCTATGCAATATGGATTGGTCTACCGAAACATTTACATCGTTTTCAGCTATGTGTGCTATCGAAATGGCTAAGAAACATTATTGGGCTAAAGATTGGTCTAATATGAATTCATTGCATATGGCACGTATTTGGTGTCTTTTAAATGCCGATGGCGATTCTTTGCGAGAACGTATCGATAATGCTGGCTTTACTGGTCAGAAGATTAACGAAATGATTATCGAAGGTGGCGGAACATTAAGAAAACAAAAGTTTGATCAAGCTATTCGTTATAGCGAATGTTTTACCGATGCTGAAATTAAGCTTTTAGAAGCTATTAATAATAAGACTAAGAATAAACGTTTAGCATCGATGCGTGAAAAGATTACGCCAGAACATCGTGAATTAGCAACGAAACATCGTTTAGAGTCTGCTAAATATAATAAACGTAAAAAAGCTGCTAATAAGATCTTAAAAGAAACAGCTAAAACTGTTAAAGAAATTAAGAAGCCAGCTCCACGATACGTTACGTATAAATGTATCGTTATCGATAGTAAAAAAAGTAAATTTGACAATATTGTCAATGCAATTAAATTAATTTTGAGTGGTAATTTTAAGGAAGTAAAGGAAGAAGTCCGTGAGTGTAATTAAAGATAATGATGGTGTTCGCATCGGTATTTTCGATAAAATGCTTGAAGAGCGAGTATTATTTATCGTTGGAGAAATTAACGATGAATTAGCAAATTCTATCGTTGCTCATCTATTATATCTTAATAGTAAAGATAGCCGTAAACCAATTACATTGTATATTAATAGTCCTGGCGGTGTTATTACTTCCGGATTCGCTATCTACGACACGATGAAATTAGTTAAAGCACCAGTTCATACGATTGGTTATGGCATGTGTGCGAGTATGGCTAGTTTTCTATTAAGTATGGGCGATAAACGTAGTGTATTGCCTAATACATGTGTAATGATTCATCAACCATTGGGTGGCGCACAAGGTCAACAAACTGAAATTGAAATCACGTATAAACGAATTACGTCTCTTCGTGAAAAACTTGAAAAGATGTATGCCGAAAAATCTAACGGCAAATCTTCTTATGAACAAATTCACGAAGCTTGTGAACGTGATAATTATCTCGATGCTAAAGAAGCATTAGATATGGGTTTAGTCGATGAAATTATCGGGGGTGACGAAGAATAATGAAATGTTCATTCTGTGGTAAAGACATCAACGATAATGAAAATAATCGAGTAACTTTTAGCTCTTCCGTAGACGAAAATATTTTCATCTGCCAAGACTGTGTTGAAAATATGAGTATTCAGTTAGTCGAAGATAATCCAGATTTAAATTTTGGTGTTAACTTGGAAGAAGATTTTGGTCTTGAAGATACGCCAAAGCCAAAAGTTAAAAAGTCTAAATTATTGCCTTCACAAATTAAAGAATATTTAGACGAAAGTGTAATTAATCAAGATTATGCTAAAAAGATTTTAAGTGTAGCTGTAACTAATCATAGTAAACTGTTAGAATATAATGCACTTAAAAAAGATAAAACTGGAGTCGATGTAGAGAAAGGGTGCGTCCTTATGATTGGCTCGAGTGGTGTCGGCAAAACGTTTTTAATTAAACAAATCTCTAAAAAATTAAAACGTCCATGTGTAATTGTTGATGCAAGTAGTCTCACTAAGTCGGGGTTGACATAACAAGCCCTCTCTGATGAAAATACAAATAAGTCAGAGTAATTAATGTGATCAAAATCGGTGAAGAACCCATGTGGAGAATACCGAGGTAATCAAAAATTTTAAAAGATTTTTGACACCGTAACGCGTAGGAATTGAACCTTAATAATAAGAATAAAATATTCCCAAGAGTGATCGCCTCAGTTTGTATTATGTTTTGCTGAGAAAATGTACGCTGAACTTATAGGTAACTATAAGAACTATAGGATAAAAAGCCTATAGGATAACAAATTGTTGTTGGTGAAGATGTAAATAGTATTATTGGTAGACTGTATCGTGAAGCTGGTGAAGATATTTCTAAGGCTGAACAAGGTATTGTATATATCGACGAAATCGATAAGATTGCTGCTCGTGATCCTGAAAATGCAGGTGCTCAAGGTAGTGATATCGGTGGTCGTGATGTACAATATGAATTATTAAAACTTGTCGAAGGTGGCAAAGTAGCTATTAAGACGGGCGGTATGTTAGGTCAAGGTTCGACAGTCGAAATCGATACGACAAATATTTTATTTATTTGTGGCGGTGCATTTACCGGTATCGAAAAGAAAATTGCCGAACGTTTGAATAAATCTGTCGATAACGGTTTCGGCTTTACAAATGTAAAGTCAGAAAACGAAATTCAGGATGAAATTACATATAATGGTTTAATCGATAATATCTTACCAGAAGATTTAAGTAACTTCGGTATTATCCCAGAATTATTGGGTCGATTACCAGTTATTTGTCCGTTAAAAGAATTAAGTATTGAAGATTTAGAAAATATTTTAACACAACCTAAGCATGCTATCTTTAAACAATTAAAAGAATTAGTAAGTATGTATGGTGTCGAATTAGAATTTGATAACGATACGATTCATACGATTGCTAAGTTAGCTTATGAACGTAAGACTGGCGCCCGTGCGCTACGTAGTGTATGTGAAGCATTAGTCGACGATAAGATTTTCGAGATCACTCCTAAGACTAAGAAAATTAAAATTACTAAGGAAGATGTCGAAAAGAAATTTGAATATTATTTGAAGAAGGAGAAAGAATAATAAAGATGTACGATTTAGTATCTCTTACTGAAGCAGCTTTAATTACAGCTATCGATAAATTAGCTAATAATGCTGATAAATTAACAGTCGATGAGATTAGACTGCTTCATGAAATGTATATTGCTGGTACTATCGAAAAACTTCAACAAAAATTTGAAGCTGCTGAAAAAGATGCTCAAGAATTCTTAGCTAAAGAAGAAGCTAACGAAGCCACTGTATCTGAAATCGTAATGGCTAAAGAAGAAGTTAAAGAAGAAAAACCTAAGGCTAAACGCGGTCGTCCTAAAACTAAAGCTAAAGAAGAAGATGTACCAGTAACAGATTTTGAAGGCAACGTATTGCCTCCAGAAAAATTAGCTAAAGGTAGCGAAGATAAAGTTCATGATGAAGAACCAGCTTTCGTACCCAGTAAAGCAGAAGTTAAACCTGAAGTTGTTGTCGAAGAAACTTCTGCAACTGAAGAAGCAACAAAACCTTTAGAGTTTAACGAAGCTCAATTAGATTGTTATGTATCTGAATTTAAACGTGAAGAAACATTTGAATCTAATCCTGAAGCAAAAGCTAAACTTACGCCTCAGCGTAAGAAGATTAATGCTTTCGTAAAAGAAGCCGAAGGCAATAAGGCAGTATTACGTAAGTATTTTGACGAGATCTTGGACGATGCCGATAAAGGTATGTCTTTCAAAGAAATTACACCTTTCTATGTCGACAATTTAGCTCATTATCTAACGTTACGTGAAGAATTAGCACGTTATAACGAAGATCAAATTGTCGAAAAAATGAAAGAAATTTCCGGCGGAGTATTACACGATATTTCTCAATTGAATCGTTACAATATCGAAGCCATCTTAACAGTTCTTAAAGCATAGTATATGCTTAAGATATATTTTAAATAATTTTATTTAAGAAAAGGAGACTATTTATTATGTCTATGAACAAATTACTTTTACAAGGTCGTATTCCTACAAGTGAAAAATTCCGTTTTGACGTTCGTTTTGGCGATGGCGAAAATGAACGCTCTTTTGCTAATTTCCAAATGTCTGTACGTCGTAACTGGAAACCAAAAGACGAACAGTATTATCCAGAAGATATCTTTAATGTCGTAGCATATGGTCCTAATGCTGACGTTATTGGTAAACACGTAAAACGTGGCGAAGAATTCTTAATTGCTTGTCATTTGCAAAACAGAACTTATGAAGATAAAAATGGTAATACTGTTTATACTAATGACATTATTGTCGACGAATTCTATTTTGAAGATCATCGTTCTGGTGGTAATAGCGAATCTAACTTCGATAATTTTAGCGATGCACCAGCTAATAAGACAACAGACGATGACGACGACGTTCTCGATATCTAATTGTTAAGTTGGCCATCGTATGATATAATTATAGTGGGTATACGCAGTGTATGCCCACTATTTTTATATTTATCAAAGAGGTACGCTTATGGATCAATTAGAGCATATCGATTCCCAGATACAAGATTGGGAGAAATTTTTTAAATTAGATAATGAACTTAGAAGTAATCTAAATCAAATTTCAGAATATGTCGGCGAAAAACTTGCTAAAGGAAAATTTGGTGAACCTATTCAAGTCGAATTCGACGATAAAATATTCCAGTTTGTATTTAGAGTTGGTACTTCTGGTTTACGTGGTCGTGTCGATTCTTATATCGCTAGTAGTAAACTACTAGTAAAACCTAGGGGATTTAAAGCACAAGTCGATTTTAATCAAGACGTATCATTAGCCGAGACGATTGGCGAAACGGCTCGAGGTATTTTGTATCGTTACTATGATTTGATCGATGATGAAGATCACGTTTATTAGAGGTTTTTATGTTTAAAAATATGATTTGCGGTTTGCGTAATTATTTTAAGAATACTTATAATAATAACGTCGACGCACAATATTTAAGTATTTTAACTAATATTATTGCTAATGGTGTTCGTAAAAAAAACCGTACAGGTACTGCTGCGTATAGTATTCCGCATCAGCGTATGTCTTTTGATTTATCAAAAGAATTTCCATTATTAACTAGTAAATTTGTCGGTCTTAAAACAGCGACAAAAGAAATGTTATGGATTTGGCAAGATAAATCTAACGACGTTAATTTGTTGAATAAAAAATACGGCGTTAAAATCTGGAATGAATGGAAACGTACTGACGGTACTATCGGTAAAGCGTATGGTTATCAGTTAGCAAAACAATATAAGTATTTTGACATTAATGCTGAAAATGCTTTTAAGCTTAAAAAAGATGGCAAAATTAGTGATTATCGTGTCGGTAAAAATGGCGAAATCTACATGGATCAAGTCGATAAATTAATTTACGATTTACATTATAATCGTGATAGTCGACGCATGGTCGTTAGTTTGTGGAATGTCGAAGATCTTAACGATATGGCATTACAACCATGTGCATTTTTAACTGAATGGAACGTTACCGATGGTAAATTGCATTGTTTACTCAATCTCAGATCGAGCGACTGGTGCATTGGAAGCCCCTATAATATAGCACAATATGCAATGTTAGTATTGGTATTAGCTAAAACAAGCGGATTAAAACCTGGTAAATTTACCGTTATGATTAATGATTGTCACGTATATGAAAATCATTTAAAAGGTGCTGTTCAACAATTAGCTAATAAGACATATCCATTACCAAAAGTAACGTTAAAAGAAGGCTTCGACAGTTTTTATGAGTTCGATGCTGACTGTTTTGAAGTTAAAGATTATAAACATAGTGGCAAGATCGAATTTGAGGTTGCCGTATGATCAACATGATTGTTTGTAAAAACAACTTTGACTATATCGGTAAAGACAATAAAATGCTATATCATATTCCGAAGGATTTAGCATTTTTTAAACGTAAAACCGTTAACCATGTAATTATTATGGGTCGTAAAACATTTGAAAGTTTACCTGGTATGTTACCTAATCGTGAACATTGGGTGATCACCAGAGATCCGAGTTTTAATAAAGCTCGTTCATTTAATAGTATCGATGACGTTCTAGAGGCCATCGATCCAAATGTAGACTATTATATTATAGGTGGCGGTGAAATATATAAACAATTTATACCGTATACCGACTGCTTGTATATAACAGAAGTCGACGATTTTAAAGTAGGAGACGTTAGATTTCCGTCAATCGATATGACAAAATGGAGCTTATCTGTTTCACGTACCGATGTCGATGAAAAATCTAACTTAACTCTACGATTTAAGAAATATTTGCGAAAGGGCTAAACCTCTGTGAATAATTTCATTAATATTGCCGGAACGCTGTGTAATATCAAAAAATCTCATACAGAACGTTCTGGTCAAGATATATATTCTGCTAATGTTAGTATGAATATTGAAAAGAAACATATTAAAGTACCTGTTCAATTTAAAGATAATGTGAAACAGGTATATAATTTAAAAGAAGATTCACACGTAAATTTGTACGGTGAATTACGAACAAAAAATCTTAAACAAGATAATGATAAAAGCAAATTAAGCGTATTTGCTTTCATTACACAAGGCAATCGACAAGTTAATAATTATAACGAAGTCGTATTAACTGGTTTTATTTGTAAGAAAAGTAAAATCATTAATAAAAAGAGTCATAATATCTGTAGCGTGATCATTGCTGTTAAACGTAATAACGATACGGTTCATGACTTCATTCCTTGTGTTGGTCATAACTTAAATGCTAATCTATTTCGAGATATGAAACTTAGAACTAATATTAAAGTTATCGGTAAATTTGTTAATCGCGAATATTACGATCATAAAGAACAATGTACGAAAACAACATACGAAGTTCTCGTAAGAGATATTCAGGTGTTACCATGATCAATCTTCGTAAACCGATCGTACGATTCGAAAAAGATTCGTTATATCGTGTAACAAAAGAACCCGATACATATCTTAAAATAGAAAATCGTGTATATTATTTTTACACACGATTAAACAATTATTTAAACTATAATATGCATATGCGATATCTAATCGTTACTAAGCAAGGCTGGTATAAAGTAGTTAATGGCGAGATGTTCGACATTAAACGAAAACAAAAAATCATCACATTATCTGATAATGATGATGAAATTGTGGTAATCGAACCATTATACTCAAATTTATTCTACGTCGTCACGACACATAATAAAATTCTTTTAGTCGATATCGAATTTAAGCCAATGAACTTACGTACGACACGTGAAAGTTCTGGCAAAAAGAATCTTGTTAAACTAAGTAACGGCGAAGAAATTAAATTAGTTCTTAATCGTTTTTATGAACAAGAACTTAATAGCCTGCTTATTATTAACGATCGTGGAGAAATTAAGGTTATCGACGATGCCCCACATCGAAGAAAAGGTAATTTGCCGAAACCTATCTCCAAAGATATCCCTATTAAATTGATTGTTCCTTTAAATAAGTTAAATAATTCGATTATTGGTATCGACAATTATATATATTTATTAAACGAATATGATTTTAAAGATTACGTTAAAAAATATAACGGAATGTTTAAAAAATATCCTAAATTTAAAGGAAAAGTATTTACTAATTATGAATTAGTTAAAGGTATAACATATTAATGGATACAGCTAATTTAGAAACGTCTTTGGCTTCGTATGTCGGTATGTTCTCTCAGACATTACAGGGAACAAATACCGAAAAGAATCAAGCTATTATTAGCACTTTTTTAAAAGTAATTAATAATTTAATGATTGCCGAAGACGTACAAAAAGATGTTGCTATTAAACCTATTATTATGTTAGTATTAGAGTACTTAGTAGACTATAATAATTTGCTTGCCAAAAATGGCAAAGCCGATCAAGATGTAGCTACGGCAATTAAAGTACTTAATACTATTTCCAGCAGACAATAGGAGGGTTTATATGGCAAGAAAAAAAGCAGAAGTCATTGCCGAAGATAAGGCTAAAGTAACTGATGCAGAACGCAGAAAACGTATCGAATTGGTTATGGCAAATCTTCGCAAGAAAAATGATGGTATTATTGTTGGTAAATTAACAGATCCTGAAGTACAAGAACAACTTCATATCGAATTTATTCCAACACCATCAGTTAATTTTAATTCTGCAACTGGCGGTGGTATCCCAAAAGGTAATGTTTGCATTATTGCGGGCGAGGCCGACAGTGGCAAAACGAGCTTAATTCTTGAGACTATTGGCAAAATGCATCGTGAAAATCCGGAAGGCCATTTTGCTTTATGGTTAGAAAGTGAAGCATCATTAAACTTGGACTATATGGTAAATCAGTTTGGTATCGATCCAGAACGATTTTTCTTTATTCAATTCGATCGAAATCATTCAGCTGAACAATGTTTAGATCAAGCCGAAGCATTATTACAGACTGGTGTTATCGATTTATTTTGTATTAATACATTAAAAGCATTGATTCCAGAATCTGAAATGAATAAATCGATGGAGCAAGTTAATGTTGGTGCTGCTGCTCGTATGAATAGCCGTGCGATGGGTAAATTTGTACCACTAATTAAACAATATAAAACAGCGATGGTATTAATTCAACATTTAACGACTAATATCGGTGGCTTTAGTATGTATGGGGACAATTTAATTCTAGCTGGTGGTCGTGCTATTCGTACAGCCAGTATGCTAACTGTCGAAATGCGTAAGGCTAGTGTATTAGATACTGATCCTATTGGAAAAGAAGACGGCATTAAAATTAATTGTAAGATTACTAAAAATCACTGTATTCCAAGAGAATTTCCGTATCGTAAGTTTACGTACTACGCAATCTTTGGTGAAGGTATCGAACAAATTCTTAGTACGCTCGATGAATTAATTGATATGGGTATTATCCATAAAGCTGGTGCTTGGATGCAACAGCTTGATCCAGAAACTGGAGAAATTGTTGATAAATGGAATGGCCGTAATGCCTTTAGAGAAGACATGAAAGCTAATCCAGATAAACTTGAAAAACTTAAATCTTTAATTCATGGTAGCTTTGAAACACTTAGCGAAGAAGAAGTTGTCGAAATTAAAGAACAAGAAAAATTAGCCGAAGAAGCTGAAGAGGCTACTAATGGCTAATTGTTTATTCGGAGACGAATGGTATACATGTCTTACGATTACGGGAAGTAAATGTACAGAATGTATTAAACATGACTCTGAATTAAGTAAGAAAAAATTAAAACAAACTAAATTTAAAGCCCGTCCGGACAAACGGATGGGCTCTAAGTTTGAGTTGAAGAATCATAATGCTAACGAAGCTTTAGTTAACGATGTCGTTAATAGAATGACTCCTAATAGTGGAGCCGGTAAGATTAAAGGCGATCAAGAAATTAAAGGAATTATTAGCGTTAGCGAAGAATTAAAAACTCAAGTAGCTGAAAAAGCTCGTGGCAAAAAAACATTCACGATTCATAAAGAATGGCTCGATAAATTAAAGCGAGAATCTCAAGATCGAGAATTTTACTACTTGAAATTTTGTTTTCATGAAAGTGAAGACGATGTATTTGTCGTCGTCGATCAAGAAATCATTATGTCAATGATAAAAACTATGATTGAGGACCGGAGAAAGGCTAATAATGCTGATCATCTAATACGATTAGCTAATCTCGAACGAGATAAAGCTATAGCCGAAAACAATTTATTGAGAGCCGAGAAGGCATTATTGGAGGAAAAATTAAATGACCCTTCTAAATGAAGCTCGTAGTAAACATGCCGAACGTATCTGGAACGAATATTTAGAAAATTATAAACAATATCCTGTTCCAGAATATGTAAAGCAAAATTTACTGCTTCCTATCAATTCTGAACCTGAAAAGCGTAGCGATATTTTAATTATCAAAGATCCGTATCCAGAAAGTACGTCGGTATTTAATAAGGATCATGTATATGCTTCAGTGTTCAAGGTATTAAATAAGAATATTCCGATTAAAGGTAATACTGTTATCGATTGTTTACCATATACTCCATTCGTTACGATCGGAGATAAAATTAAATATCGTGCGCCAAATCTTGAAGAGCAAGAAATTGCTAGACGATATTTATATGAATTAATCGATTGCGTTAATCCTAAACTAATTATCCTGTTCGGGAATATTTCTTTACATATGTTTAAAGAAGATAGCACTATCTTAAAAGATAGAGGTACGGCTTTTACTAATATGGGTCATTTATTCTTCCCAATGTATAGTGTTAACTATATTAAAAAATTGGAAGGAGAGATGAAGAAAGAAGCCGAATCTATTCTGATTAAAGATATCGAAACGTGTAGTGCACTATATAAAGAAATTATGGAGGAAAAATAATGCCCTTAGATAAAGATTTTGATCTATTCGATGAAATCGAAAACGAAGAAGTACCTGGTCTAGATACTGAACTTACAGATACTGATAAAAAAGATCTTATTACTGATGAAGATACTGTTACTGTTAAAGAAGAAGTAACAGAAGAAATTAACGAAGAAACTGTTAAGGAAAATGAAGTTGTCGAAGAAAACGAAGATAAAGAAGAGCCTGCTATAGAACCAATTAAGAAAATTAAAACGACAGGCGAAACATTCAATCGTATTAGTGATTTCATTGTCAATCCAGTAGCCGACGATGAATGGGAACGCTTTAAAAATGATACCTTGATTAAAATGTCTGGTATTCAAATTAAAGAAAATATTCCGCCTAACGTTATTTTACATGTAGCAGCTGACTTAGATTCTATGTATAGTTCTATCTATGATAAATACATGGAAACTAAAACTGGTCTTGAAAATCTTACGAATAAAGAAGATGGTATTTTAGCTGTTATTAAGGCAACGAATGCTAAAGGCTCTAACGAAACAGAACGTAGAGCTAATGGTGTTGCTGCTGCTGAAAAGTATAAAATCGATAAAACGACTGTTAACCTATTCCATTTGATTGCTGAAACACGTAGTCGTTTGAATTTCTTACAAGGAATTATCGATCAGGTTCGTTTTAAGAAAGATTTATTAGTGACAGCATCTGCTGCAATTAAAGTGCTAAATAAGTAGACAAATAGCTTCTTTTATGATATTATAATTGTATAAACAATGTAAGTATTTTAAAAGGAGCTTTTCTATGCTAACACTTAAAGAAATTTTTCAAACAAGAAATATTACTCAAGACTTTTTTAAGTCTAATAAGTATGTAAATCAAGGCGCATCATATTTAAGTATCGATGACGTTACTATGATTCTTAACGAGTTGTTTAACGGCAACTGGTCTTTTGAAGTAGTACGTACTTGGTCAGAAACATATTTAGCTTATAATCAAGAAAAATCTGATAGTAAATTAGAAGACACATATTTCTATGCCCACGGTCGTTTAACTATTAATACATTAAACGAAGACGGATCTCCTTTACAAATTATTAAAGAAGATATTGGCAGTAATTGTGTTCGTAAATCTGATAAAAATAACCGTATGGATTATTCAAGTGGATATAAATCTGCTGTAAGTAGTGCTTTAAAAGGCTGTGCTGCTAATCTAAATATAGCTGTATTTAAAGATGATAATTTCGATAATATTAAAGAATTTATCAATAAGAAAAAACTTAAAGCATATAAAGCTCAGGATGGTAAACGTTTTAGTGATATCGTTACTAAGTTTGCAGAAAATAATAATATTAGTCCAAAAGAAGCTTTAAGTGATCGCAAATTCTTAAATATGTTGGTATTATACATCGAAAGAGAAAGTGTGGAATAATGATTATCTCAGATCCAGAGGATAAAGTATATTTTAAATGTCCTCGATGCGGGAATCGACGATTCGAAAAGGTCGAGTTATTTGAGTTCAAAATGTTCCCACGACAAAATGAATATACTGCATTAAAAGATGCGGATGTTTATCGTTGTCATAACTGTAAACATGTCGTAACGAAAGATCAAGTCCGTTAAGGGCTTGGTCTTTTTTTATTAGTATAGGAGAGAAAATGTTAATTAATTTGTACGATTATCGAATTAACATTAGAACGGCTGGCCCGTCGATGCACAATAATTTGCGAAGTGAATTATACTTTGCGGGTTGTCAACGTGCTATGAATGGAACACCATGTAAGGGTTGTTTTAACTATGAACTATGGCAAAGTGATATCGGCAGTATGATTGACCATAAATTAATAGTTCGTAAGTTAAACGATATGGGATCTGTTAAGAGTGTTACGATTGTCGGTGGTGAACCTACCGATCAGATCGATGGCTTAGTTGAATTATGTAAAGAACTAAAAGCCAACGGTTATCATATTATTGTAATCACATGGAAATCATTAGAAGATATTTGGAAATTCGACGATGTCGATAAATATATCGAGTTATTTTATAACATCGATATGTTAGTCGATGGTGTATATGATGAACACCAACGTATCTATGATGATACAGAAACAGTTCCGTTATATAGTTTTGTCGGTAGTTCTAATCAATTGATTCATGACTTTAGTAAGTATACTAAAGACAATAATATTTTTAAATCATATCGCATCACAAAAGATATTATCGATATGAAAATTCGTGAAGATGGAGGGGCTGAATTTGTCCGACGTAATTAATATTAAAGAAACGTTAATTAGCACATCATTAATTTTAGATCAAGATAAAAAAGACTTTTCTATCAAATATGATTTGACTATCGATGAAGATGATGCTGTGTTAAATTTTATAATTACAAATGCTGATAAAAAAGAAACGATCAGCGAACATTTAGATTGGGACGACGATGTTATTAAGACGCTAAAATAATACTTGTGATTTTAATCGTGAGACACATTTTAGCAAACTAGTAAGCCTATTGGGAAACTAGTAGGTAGTGGCGTTCTTACACGTCCAACAAAGACACTGAATTGCTGGAAACTCCTAAAGCTTGAATAGCTACAACGTAAATTCTTAAAGAAATTAAACGTGAATGCGGCGAAAGCAGAAAAAATATTCAAGATGATATATGGTTAAATCCTAAGTATTGAATTAATGGACAATCAGCAGCGAAGCTTTATATTTTTATATGAAGAACGTTCAACGACTAGACCTCGTGAGGGTCGTACCTAGGAAGCCCTAGGGAAGTGGTGTCGCCTAAGTTATATAAAGATATAATATGGATAAGATATAGTCTGTGCTTGCATGAAAATGCAAGGTGCACGTAATGGTGCCGGTCAAAGAGTAGCGTCTTTGATTGAACGAGACCTCTAATTGATTTTAGAAATATGGTTCTAAAAATGTCCTGGAAAATTTTTACTGAAAATTTGTTTTTACAGTAACAATATGTTATAATAATCTCGTAATATAATATTAGAAAGCGAGGTGATTATAATGTATTTAGTAATAAAACAACAAGTAAAACATTTAAATAAAGAAGAATATAATATTTTAAGAGAGCTATGTAGAACAGCTAAGAATTTAACTAATCAAGCAATATATAATGTTCGACAACATTATTTTCAAGAAAAACAATATTTAAGATATGAGGCTAATTATCATGAATTAAAAAATTCAGATAACTATAAATTGTTAAATTCTAATATGGCTCAGCAAACTCTTAAAGATGTTGATCAAATATTTAAATCATTTTTTGCTTTAATTAAACTAGCAAAACAAGGTAAGTATAATTTTAAGCATATCAGACTGCCTAAATATTTACCTAGAAATAGTTATTCAAATTTAATCATTGGTCAAATTAGATTAAGAAAAGATAATATTTTAACAATTCCATTTTCTAATACTTTCAAGAAAAAACATGAAATAAAAATTCAGATTAAAATTCCTCAAGTATTAGAAGATAAAAAAATAAAAGAGATTCAAATTATTCCTAAATTCAATGCTAGGTTCTTCGAAATTCAATATACTTATGAAGTTCAAGAAGAAAATTTAAAATTAAATACTAACAATGCACTGGCTATTGATTTAGGTGTAAATAATTTATGTACTTGTGTTACAAATACAGGTAAATCTTTTATTATTGATGGAAGAAAGTTAAAATCTATTAATCAATTCTTTAATAAACAAAATGCAAAATTACAATCTATAAAAGATAAGCAAAATATTAAGCGAGAAACTAAACAACAATATTTAATTTCTCGTAAAAGAAAAAATAAAGTTGATGATTATATTAACAAAACATGTCGATATATCATTAATTATTGTTTAGTTAATGATATTGGTACTTTAGTTATTGGATATAATCAATCATTTCAAAGTAAAGCTAATTTAGGTAGAAAAAATAATCAAATTTTTACGCAGTTACCATTTGGTAAGATTCGTGAAAAATTAGAATATCTATGTAAGAGATATAATATAAATTATATTTTACAAGAAGAATCTTATACTTCTAAAGCTAGTTTCTTTGATAATGATAATTTGCCTATATATAATGCTGATAATCCACAAATATATGAATTTAGTGGTAAACGCATTAAAAGAGGCTTATATCAAACTAAAAATAATTATCTTTTTAATGCAGATTGTAACGGAGCATTGAATATTCTTCGTAAAAGTAAAGCTGTAGACTTAACTGTCTTATGCTGTAGAGGCGATCTGGACACGCCTAAAAGAATAAGGATTTCTTAGAAAATCAAACTTCTTAATAAAATAACTTTATGTTATTTTTAGAATCGTATGACTTTAGTCATATGAGGTTCAGTCCGATGTTAAGTAAATGTATTAAAGGTAAATGTGCATTAACAGATCTAAAACAATATAAAGATTATGTTAACACATTGGTTGCCGAAAAATTTTTATTAGATTTTCTTAATGGCTTTGTTGATACTCTTGAAATATTTTATAACGAAGTATGCAAAATTAGTAATCGAACTATTGCTGCTAAGCTTAATAGTGGTTTTACAGGTGCCATTAAGACTATCGATATCTTTGTTTCTCAAATGAATGAATATCTCGAAGAAGATAGAAAAATTAGTTTGGGTGCTTAATATTTAACAAATAAAGGAATTGAAAATGAATAATCTTAAATTAATTAACATGGGTAAGGGTAATGGTTATCGCCCTGTCGTATGGATTAAATCTTTTGAACGTGAACGTGCGATGTCTTATGTATTTAATCTTATCGACGAAGATAACCGTAATTTAGGTTCTTCCGATTTAGAAGATTGTTTCGCAGAAACAGAATCTAAAAAAGTATTAGTTTTGTCTCCTGAAAGATTTTTGGGAGAGTTTAATCTTAATTCTTTGAAAAACAAAAAAGAACGTTCTTTCGATTATAACGAAGATATTAAAACGATCGATATTCTTAAGAACAAACAACAGATTCGTAATGCATTAATGGCATTAGAAGCGTTAAAAGAAAACGAATTAAAAGGCTTACCTGCATTATTTATCGAACCAAACTTGTTGTTTACTAATGAAACCTATTTGTATTTATTTAGCAATATGATTAATTTTAAAGCAGATGGTTCTGCTATTTATGTCGTATCAACAGTAAGTCCTAATGAAAAAATTAAGAACTTATGCTACGAAGTAGATCTCGATGCACTTACATTAAAAGAAATTAAACGTTACTTAAATAAATATGAATGTGAAGATATCGACAAATGTGCCGAAGCTTTATTAGGTCTTACGTATATTCAAATGTTACAAACTATTGAATATGTAGCTAAAGGTAAAACTATTAATGAAGCTGATATTCATAAATTTAAATCTGAAAACTTCGATACGAGTATGCTCGAAGTAAGTCATCCTACTATGTCTGTCGACGATATGGGTGGCTATAAAGAATTTAAAGATTATGTAAAAACATTACCGATGTTCTACACAAAAGAAGCACGTGAAAAGCATATTAAATCTCCTAAAGGTTTTATTGCATTCGGTGTGCCAGGTTGTTCTAAAACTGTATCGGCTAGTATTATTGCGAATACATTAAATGTTCCGCTTGTTAATATTAACTTAAGTAAAATTATGCAAGGCTTTGTCGGTGCTTCTGAAGCTAATATGGAACAAGCACTTAATCAAGTAAAACAACTTAAATACTGTGTTCTTTTACTTGACGAAGCAGAAAAACTTTTTGGCGGTTATTATTAAGAGTTACAAATGTCTTTTTTCCTTATAATGAAATGGAAAAGTAAGATTTGTAAATAGCATAGCCGCGTCGTCATCAACAGGTTCAGAAGATGATGACTAGTTTTGGGGAAAAAATCTGGAAGGCTAAGTTATATTAATATATAATATGCTAATCAGAGGTGAAGGTTTGACAAAGTTAAACCAGCCGCAACGCGTAGTAGGTGAAAAGATATAATCCTACCAAGAGGCCCCAACCCTATGAATCTTTTATAAAGGTGAAAAGGTACGCTAAACTGGATCGGAATAAACCGATCGATGAAAATGAAGGAAACTTCCAGAGCTGTATGTAAAAATATACAGGATAATAACATATGTATGCTAGCTCCAATAGTACAGATGGAGGTACTTTGTCTCGTGTTATGAGTCGTTTGTTAACATTCTTACATGAAAATGAAAACACTCTTACTATCTTTACTAGTAATGATATTACGAAACTACCTCCAGAATTATTACGTGCTGGACGTATTGATAGTCAATGGTATTTCCCAGTACCTAGCAAAAAAGAAGCTCGTGAAATCTTAGATATTTATTTAGCAAAATATGATATCAAAGTAACGCCAGCTATGATGAAACATTTAATGTCTGGTATCGATAAATTTACCGGTGCCGAAATCGAACAAACTGTAATTAACTTACAACGTGTATTGTTCTTAAATCAAACAGAAACGTTGACTAAGAAATTAATTGAAGAAGCATTAAGTACTATCGTACCAGTTACACGTAGTTCTACCGATGCAATTCGTGTGCTCGAAGAACATGCTCGTCGCTTTGCCGTGTATGCATCTAAACCAGAAACAGATCTTATTGATGATGCTGAAAGCGAAGATTATTCTGTGTTTCAAGACGACGAAGAAGACGAAGCAGTAAGTATGTTTAAATAAGGAATTAGATTAATAGATGGCAATTATTAAGTTTAATGCTAATGCAAATGCTAAAAAAGAATCTAATTCTGAAAAAGCTAAAGCATTAGCAAAACAATTAAATGAAAAAGCTGATAAGAAATTGAAGGAGGAGGCACAGATTCTCATTCGAGATATCAATGTCTGTCTTCAATCTCTTCAAGCTTTCGAAGCATTAACAGAAGATGTATTTCCCGTAAGTGAAGTATTAGCCGATACATTATCGACTATTACACGAGTTATTATTGACTCTAAAGGAAATACGTTCTATAATGATGTTAAGGCAGTCGAACTTCGTCAAAAGGCGAAAAAGGGCTATATTAAACGGACTTTCCCTAAAGAATATAAGTTCGTTAAAGAAAATATTTAGGTAATATATAGTTGTAATCTTGCAACTATTTTTACAATATATGTACATATTTTATTTTAAAACAGGAGGACAATTATAATGTCTAAATACGTACGTCAACAAATCGAAACTTTATCTGATGTGGATCAAAATGTATTCATGCAAATGATGCAAGACGATCGTTTTGAAAAAGGCTTTACAGTCGACTTCGACGATAAACGCCTTGCTGACAATTATTACGGTGTAACAGTGCCAAAAGATCAACGTGATGTTGATTGCACTGTTCGTATCGACGGCAAAACTCAAGTCGGTCTTGTATTCAAAGAAGACGGTAAACTTGAAATCCGTGGTGATTTCTGGGGCACTAATATGTCTTTGAAAACTTTGTCCGAACAATTGGGTATGTTATATCAAGCATATAACTTTGCTTATCAATTGGACGCTATGAACTTCATGGGTCAAATTGAACAAACTCAAGACTATATCGAACTTACTTATACTCGATAATATAAATAATAAGGGGTCGTTTTCGGCCCCTTCTATTTATTTTTTTAGTTAATCAGAAAAGGAATAGTTAAAAATGCAAGAAATTAAAATTCGTATTACAAAAGACGGTCAAGTTACATATGAAACTCAAGGTTTCCAAGGTCAATCTTGTGAACAAATTGTTCAACAAGTAATGGTATCTAATGGTAAAGTCGAAGAAGATACTAATAAACCAGAATACTATGATAGTGTTCCTGAGTTCATTAATAACATTGGTCAATAATAAATAAGAAAAATAAGCCGGCAGTTAATTCTGTCGGCTTTTATATATTTAATGATTTAGGCGTATAGCCTGCTATATTTTTTAATTTAAATTAGGAGGCTGTATGTCTAAGTTATTAGAAGGTTTAAATAAACAACAATTACCTGTAGCAAAACGTATCGATGGTAAGTTTATTGTTAATTCCAGTGCTGGTTCAGGAAAGACTACAGTTATCGTTACCAGAACTGCATATATGATCGAACAAGGCATTGATCCTGCTAATATTTTAATGTTTACTTTCACTCGTAAAGCAGCACTTGAAATGAAAGAGCGTATGATTAAAAAAATTGGAGCAATTGCTAAACCAGTTACAGTATGTACATATCATTCTTTCAGTTCTATGTTGTTAAGAAGATTTTCTTATCTTATTGGATATGAAAATAACTTTACAGTATGTGATGCTGACGAAAGTGAAAAAATTATTAAAGATATCTGTGGCTCTAACATTAAACTAAAAGATGTTGCGATCGCTATGATCGGTCAATGGAAAACACAAGGTTTAACTTATACTGAAACTAAACAAAATAAAGAAATTCAGGCTAATTTTACATTAGCTGCTGATGTATATGAAAAATATCAACGCAAATTAGAATCCGAAAATATGATGGATTTTAATGACTTAACTATGTTGGCTGCTCGTATTTTGCATAACTATACAGAAGTACAGCAATATATTTGGAATAAATATAAATATGTCATTTCAGACGAATTTCAAGATTCCAATAAGAAAGATTGGTTTTTTATTATGGATATCATTAAAGGTAACGGTAATTTTTGTGCTGTTATGGATAATAATCAAAGTATTTATGCATTCCGTGGTGCTGAAATTGATTTCATCTGTAAACAAATTGTCGATGGTGGTTTCGATCAGTATGTACTAGAACAAAATTATCGTTCGACTAGTAATATTGTCGATGCGAGTAATGCTGTTGTCGACAATAATCCTATGATTATTAAGAAAAAAGCATTTAGTAGTCAGGATCCTGGTAAAAAAATTTACGTTAAACAAGTTAATGATCAAACTGCTGAATCTGAATATGTCGTAAGAAGTATTCATGCTGCTGTTAAAGGTGGTCTTAACTATAAAGATATTTGTATTTTAGCTAGAACTAAACGTCAATTTGAAATTTTTGAAAAAACATTTTTAAAATGTGCAATTCCTTATACATTAGTTAGTGGTTTACCATTCTGTAATCGTAAAGAAATTAAAGATATTCTAGCTGTATTAAGATTACTATTAAATAATAAAGATGAAGAAGCGTTAAAACGTATCATTAATATTCCTAAATGTGGTATTGGCGACGCATCCTTTAATAAATTAATGTTAGAATGCGGTGAATCTAGCGTTATCGAAAAAGCTAAGAAAAATGTAATGCTATTAAAAGGCAAAGCTAAAAAAGGCGCCGAAACATTCTTGAAAAAGTTCGATAAAGTCGTAAAATTTGCTCAAGAAAATGTTGAACCAGCATTAATTATCGAATATTATTTAAACGAATTTGACTATAAGAATTATTTGATCGAGTCTTATCGCTCTGAAGAAGACAAAGAAAAAAACGACGAAGACAAAACTCAAAATGAAGCTTGGACTCGTCAAAAAAATGTCGACGAATTAATTCGCATTGCCGAAGAATATGATTGTGTAAGCGATCTATTAGAATCGACATTAGGCTTCGACGAAGAATCTGTCGAAGAAGAAGAACGTGATGCTGTTAGTCTTATGACTATTCATGCATCTAAAGGTCTTGAATTCGACATGGTATTTATCGTTGGCGGTAACGAAGGATTATTCCCTCACCAAAATTCTTTAAACGATATCGCTCAAATTCAAGAAGAACGTCGTCTATGGTATGTAGCTATGACGCGTGCTAAGAGCATTTTAAGTATTTCTTACTTTAATTTGTTCAAACAATTTGGTCAAACTAAAGTATTAAAAGGTAGTCGCTTCATCGAAGAGATTCCGTCTGAATTTAAAAAAGAAAGTTTAATGGAATCTAAAAAAGTTAAAGTTGAGAATATTGATAATTTATTTTAATTTTAAGCGTAATATATTAGTACGGTTAAGATTTAAATAAAAGGATATTCTCTATGCAATTCTTAAAATTATTATTCGAAACGCTGAAAGAATTTTACACTAAACATAAAATAGCTTGCTGGGTTATATTAGCAATTATTATTATGATAGTAACTAATTTATTTCAGTATTTTGTCGATCAAAAAAAATATGAGGATTTTGATCGCAAACATCATGTAACTAGCTATAGCCTTGAAGATCAAAAGAATATGTCTTATAATGACAAACTTACTTTTGATAATATGCGGAGAGGGCTAATAAATGAAAGAAGCGCTCCGGTTGTTCAAGAAGTAGTTAGAACTCAATATGTATATGGTCAAGAACCTCAAACTGTATTTAAAGAAGTCCAATACGTTGCTCGTGGCGGTGAATCTAATATCATTAGTCAAAAGACACAAGAAGCGATTCGCGGCAAAGCCGACGAAACTAAAATTATCGAAGAAGAAAAAAGTGTCGACGTATATAAGATTAATCACGAGAAAAATTTTAAAGTAAAAGTCGGAGCTACTTATCTAGATGGCAAAGGTTATATGAACTATGGAGTTCAATATAAACGTGTCGAAGGTATTGTTCATACTAAAGATATGAATCCAGGTCATATTAATGGCGGTACAGTAATGTGGACGGCATATCAACGATGATGTGTCAGAAACTAATAAGCCCTAATGAATTATTAAATCAGTATATTAAAGAAACTGGCATGACAACAAAAGAATGGGCTAATATATTAGACGTACCTTATAGAAAATTAAAACTAATAAGAATCGGCGCAGAGGATGTCGATCTTACATTACTAACCAAATTAAGTATGGTTACTAAAACATCATATCGTACATGGAGCGATTGCTTTTGGGCATATAAAGCTTATGTATATAGCCAAGCAATACTAGATAAATTTCCGACAAAAATTAAGAAAACTATTAATAAATTAATAGGATATGAATAGACGGTCTCATTGAGGCCGTCTTTTTTTTTATTATATAAAGGAATAAAAAATGAGAGATTTAATCATTATGCGAGGCTGTCCTGGCTGCGGTAAAAGTACAGCTATCGAAGAATCTGGCCTTAAAGATTATGTATTAAGTCCAGATGATATTCGACTAATGCTACGTGCTCCAGAAGTCAACGAAAATGGTGAATATCGTATTAGTCAACAAGACAATGCATTGGTATTTAAAATGTTAGATGAAATGCTTGTTCACCGTATGGAAAACGGTTCGCCAACTATTATCGATGCGACTCATTGTAGTTCTGGTAAATGGCATACAAAACAAATTAATCGTTATCGTGATCTAGCTAAAGAATACAAATATCGATTGTTTTATTGGGAGCCAGAACGTGAAAATGTCGAGACGTATATCGAACGAAATAAATATCGTGATGAATTAAATAGAGTTCCTGAAAATGTAATTCGTAATATGTATCATAATTGGGAAACTATTAATTTACCAAAAGATTTTACTAAATTAGAAAAATTAAGATTTCGTGATGATTTTATTAATCTAGTAAAAGATACGTCTACTACATATGATCAAGTTATTGTCGTTGGCGATGTTCATGGTTGCAATACCGCATTACAAGAATTAATTAGTAAATACGATATTAAAGACGAAAAGAATCTATATGTCTTAGTCGGCGATTATTTTGATCGTGGTATCGAAAATTTAGAAGTATTAGATACTTTATTTGACGTTGCCGAACAAAAAAATGTTGTCTTACTGGAAGGCAATCATGAAGCTCATTGGGCCGACTGGGCATTCGATCGAGATGAAGATCGTGACGACAACGGTATGATTCGTTTTAAAGAAACGACATTAAAGCAATGGCAAACAAAATATACGAGTGAAAAAGATCTTAAGAAACAATTAAGAATTTTATATCGTAAAATGTTGCCAGCTTATTTCTTTAGATATGGTCATCAAGATTATATCGTAACGCATGCTGGATTAGGCTGTTTGCCAAAACAAAATATGGCAGCATGGCAATATATTAATGGTCATGGTGGTTATGAATTCGAAGTATCTCAAGCTTATGAATCTCGTGCTAATTTTAATGGATATCCAATTCAAGTATTCGGTCATCGCCGAGCATTAACTTCTAAACATTCAATTGCTTTAGAAGGTCAAGTTGAATTCGGTGGATTCTTAAAATATCTTGTAGTTAATAAAGATGGTTATGAAGTTTATCAAATTAAAAACGAAGTATATAACAAAGATTATTTGAAGACTGAAAATGAATTATCTAAATATTTTAAAGGCACGTATATTGCAACATTAGATGAAGAAGTTAATGCTATTGCTAATAGTCGTCATATTATTGCTAAAAAATTACCTGATAATTTAATGAGCTTAAACTTTAATAAAAGTACATTTTATCATGCTATATGGAATGACCTAACAGTTAAAGCTAGAGGTTTGTTTGTCGATCAAACTACAGGAGCTGTTAAGGCGAGGAGTTATAATAAATTCTTTAACTTTGGCGAACGTGGCGACGAACAAGAAGAATTTAATAATTTAGCGTATCCTGTTCATATTTCTCGAAAAGAAAATGGTTTCTTAGGCATTATTTCATGGGACGAAGAACATCAAAAAATTATCTTTGCAAGTAAGTCAACAACACAAGGTAATTTTGCTCCGATGATTAGAGATATCTGGGATCGATGCTTAGAACATAACCGAGATTTGGTTATTAATCTATGTAAAAAATATAATGCAAGTGCTGTATTTGAAGTATGTCATCCTGGTGACAATACACATATGATTGATTATGAAGGCAAAAAACATTTATTCTTATTAGATTTTATCCCGAATCAGTTACATCTTAACGGTGTTAATATCGATATTGAATTTTCGAATAAGCTTTGTAAAGAATTCATCGATAATTATAAACCTGAAAAAGATAGTCTTATGGCTTGTGCCTTAAATATTAAAGCTAATTGTCGTGAACAGTTAGAACATTATATTAAAAATATTTTTATGGCAGAGCCAAATACAGAAGGATATGTTATTATTGATGCAACCGGTAAGATGTACAAACAAAAATTTCCTTATTACTTAATTTGGAAACGTCGTCGATATTATTTAGATTGTATTAGAAGTGGCAAAGAATTGCCAGAAACTGATTTACAAGATGATCTAGACTTTATTAATTTTATTAAAGATAAAAACTTTAATACGATTATCGAAGCTAGAAAGGCATATATGGAAAGGAATAATCATGCCTAATTGGTTAGAAGGTGTCGTTAAATTTCGTGGTAAACATAACGATATTAAAAAATTCTTAGAAGAAGAATTAATCGAAGTCGATATGGATTTCACACAAGATCCACCAGTATCCATTATTAGTAATAATGTTACGACTGATGAATATGGCGACATTCAAGGTATTAGTGTTAGTAATACTTGGTTTAAAACATTTAAACGAGCTTATATTAGTGAAATGTGGTCTTATTCTATTTATGAAGATGATGGTAGCAAAGATAAAATCTTTTGTGCTAATGTAAAAAGTGCGTGGAATTTAAATATTGAAGAAGTATTAGAAGTGGCCAAATTATATCATATCGATATTAAAGGTCATATGTTTGAATCTGGTATGTGCTTCGAACGAGATTTTGAAGTTGATCATAATGGCAATATTCTTAAAGATGAGGATATTGAACATAATAATTATACTTGGGATTCTATTAATCCATTAATAGGTGGTTAATATGGAAAACGTAGAAATTACTATTAATGATGACGGCACTAGAACAATACATATGTATTATGCCGTCATTCAAAAAGAAAACCAAGATTGGTCATATTGTGAAATTAATTTTGGTATTAGCAATAAAGATATTCCAGATGGTGCTTTAGAAAAAATTAACAACATGTATATGAATTTCTTTTTCGAAGAATTAAAATTTTATGATGCTAGATTATGTACTAAAGAAGAATATTTAACTTCCTGTGATGAAACTAAATATAATTGTCAGCACTGGGAAGTAAAGTAATGGAAATTTATTACGATACTAAGCTAAAGAAAAAATGGATTAAAATTCTCGATACGTTTATATATAAATATAGTAATAGCTGTAATTTAGATATTCTTATATGTGAAACTAATAAGAAAGATATATATGGTGAAGCTATATTTGATAATAAATCGGCATTAATTAAAATTAATTTTAATGCCGGTGATATCGAGGACACATTCATTCATGAATTAGCTCATTGTATTAGTCAAGAACGATCCCATAAGTTAATATGGCGTCGTTGTTATCGTAAGCTAAAAGGAATTAGTAATGAATAATGTTTCAGAACTTTTTACAGGATGCTTAGCAATTCTTTTTTTCGCCTCTTTATTTTTATTATTTTATACATTTACATTAGATAAAGATGAAATTATTTTTAAATATTTAAATAAAACATTTTTAGTATTAACAGTGGTTCCAGCTATCTTTTTAATATTAGTAGCAATATATTTATTAATATTTGCAATGGTTAAAACAACTATGTTTTTATTATAGGAGGTGTATATGGGCAATAGGGCAGTTATTACTTGGAAAGAAGATCCTAGTATTCACGATGATAAATCATTAGGTATTTATGTTCACTGGAATGGTGGCCTCGATAGCGTAACAGCGTTCTTAGAATACTGCAAACGTTCTGGATTTAGAGAACCTGATTATGATGATTATGGATATGCTCGATTAGTTCAAGTTATTTGCAATTATTTGTCTGATCGTGACGGATTAAGTGTCGGCATCGACACATTAGATAAACTTGATCTTGAAGGCGATAACGGTACGTATATTTGTAAAGGTTGGAAAATTGTCGATCGTAAATATACTTCGAGCAAGAATATTGAATTCTGCGATCGCGATTATATCGAGAATATGATCGAAGCAATCGACGAATCGATGCCAGACGGAATGAAAATTTTAAAGTAGGTGAATATATGAAAGGCTATGAAACGATTTCATATCCAGAAGTTAAAGCAGATTTAAAAGCAGGTAAATGTAAAAAAGTTGAAAACTTTTACGTATATCCAGATAAAATTGTAAATCCGACCGATCATTATGGTTTTCGTATCGTTAAAGGTACATACGACAAAATTAGAGGTTATGTCGTAACGACTCCTAGAAGTTTGGCTAGGCATTCTGTATCACATTTAAAAGCAAGAGCATTTTTAGTTGACGATACAAAAGAAAAGTTTTTCGTATCTTTTAAAGATGGTAATCCAGCTAATAATGATTTAGATAATTTAGAGGTACGATATATTAAAAAGAAATTCTGTAAACATTGTGGTAAGAAAATGAAATACGATGCCTTACATGAATATTGTTTAGATTGTCGTATGGAACATACAGAATATAGTAAAACTAATGATCGTGAATTAGAACGACGTAAAGATCTGTTAAAAGATATCGATATCGAAGCTCTTGAAGAGAAACAAAAAGAGCGCGCTAAATTATATCTCGAAGGTTGGACGCTTCATGCAATTGCTAAAAAACTTAACGTAACACGTCAAGCAGTCGATCAATCGATTAAAAATATTGCTAAAAATAACAAAGAAGCAAAACGTATGCAACGTAAACTTACTAAAGTTAATAAAGAAATTCAATTATTAAATTCTAAGATTGAAAAGTATCAAAAGAAAATTGATCGATGTCAAGAAGAAATAAATGTAAAACAAGTTTACTATAATTCTTTATTAGAAAAAATAGTTTAGCTGTTGACTAATGAATGTTAATAGTGTATATTAACTATAGACTTAATAAATAATTTTGTTTTAAGAGGTAATTAACAATGAACAAAAAAGAACTTGCTACTAAACTTGTAGAAAAAGAATTAGTATCTACTAAAACAGCTGCAGAAGCTATCGTAAACGAAGTATTTGCTACTATCGTCGAAGAAGTTAAAAAAGGCGAAAAAGTCGCAATTGCTGGTTTCGGCTCCTTTGAAAAAGGTGAACGTGCCGCTCGTGAAGGCCATAACCCTGCGACTGGCGAAAAAATTCATATTGCAGCATCTCATACTTTTAAATTTAAAGTATCTAAAACAGTTAAAGATGCATTGAATGCATAATTAAATAATTAGCGGTATCGAAAGGTACCGCTTTTTTAATGGAGTGATAACATGTATGATTTTGTATTAACATTTACTAAAATCAGTTATGCTAAAGAGTTTGAAAAACGTCTTAAAACTTCTGAATATAGTAAATATTTTAATGGCTATGATGATGTCGCTTCGATTTTATTAAGCGGCGAAGCAGCCGATATTAAAGATTTTTGGAACACTGTAATTAAGATTATCGATGAATGTGTCGATAGTATCGAAACATTAGATCAAGATAGTCGAGAATTTTATAGTTTAACATTTTAACTATTATAAAAAAGGAGTATTCTGATATGAATAACAAAATTTTATTAACTGGTTTGGTATTGGCATCTTTAGCAGGAACATCTATGGCAGCAGGTGTTAATAACACTGTAGACCCAAATGCAGCAGGATACGGTGCTGAATCATATGGTAAAAGCAACACTATTAATGCAACAGGTACATCATCTTTTGCTGTTGGTTTTGAAAATACTGTAAGCGGTGCTAATTCTCTTGTATACGGTCACAATAATAAAGCGACCGGTGCAAACAGCTTCGCTGGTGGTGAAAACTCTGAAGCAGAAGGCTATAGCAGCCTAGCTATTGGCTCTTCTGCACAAGCATTATCCGATTATACATTTGCTATTGGTTCTCAGGCACGAACTAATGGAGCCAACACTGTTGCTGTAGGTAATGGAGCATATGCTAGTAATACCAACGCACTTGCTGTAGGTTATAGTACTGCCGCAAATGGTAAAGATTCTCTTGCTGTTGGTTCATTTGTTAAATCCAATTCTGATAACAATGTAGCTATTGGTACTTCCGTTACTACTAATAGTAATGATAGTGTTGGTATTGGTACAGCTGTTACTACTAATAGTAATAACAGTGTTGGTATTGGTAACAACGTTACTAATAACCTTAGCAATAGTATCGGTATTGGTAATGGTGTTGCTACTGACTTTAATACTATTGGTATCGGTAATGGAGTTGAAACTAAGGTTAAAGATACTATTGCTGTTGGTAATGGAGTAATTTCTAAAGGTGAATCTTCAGTAGCTATTGGTAATGCTATCCATGCAGATGGAGTGAGAACTGTAAATATTGGTACAAACGTATCAGCTACAGGGGTATCTTCTATTATTGTTGGTCGTGATACAACTGTAAATGGCGATGATACTACAGTAGTAGGTGCTAACAATGGTACTGTTGATGCTGCCCAATCTGCAGTTTATGGTTATAATAATAAAGTACTAGATAACTCTAAAGAGCAGTTAATCTTTGGTGTAAATTCTCAAACTAAAGGTCAAGGCTCCGTTGTGGTTGGTTCTCATGCAAGTGCTACAGAGATTGATGCATTAGCATTAGGTAACAACACCATTGCCGATGTACAAAATGGTGTGGCTATTGGTACTAACTCTGTAACTGAAAGTCCTGTTGGTACATCTACAGTAAAAGACAATGCTACTGATATTCGTTTCTCTAACTCCACATTCGCAGGTGCTACACCTGATAGTGTAGTAAGTTTTGGTACTCATGGTCGTGCTGGCGCTGGTGGCGTAACAGAATATACACGTCAATTGCAAAACTTAGCAGCTGGTCGAGTATCTGCTACATCCACTGATGGTATTAATGGCTCCCAATTGTACGACGTTGCATTGGAAGCGCAAAAACACAATACTCTTGTAGATGGAACTAATACAACAGTTACATCTCAAGATAATAACTTTGGACGAAAAGAGTACAAGGTTAATGTCAATAAAACATTGAAAGATATGGATGCTGTTGAGTTCGGTAAAGAATCTGATGACAAACGTGCTGGTATCAATAAAGATGGTGTTTACTTCTTTAATGGCAGTGAAAACATTAATATTAAACCTACAGGTATTCAAATTGAAAATACTGATACCTTAACACAAGCTACATTCAACAATGAAGGTATGCAAGTATCTGACGATAACGCTACTATTCGTTTTACCACAACAAATATTAGTGCTGGTGGACAACAAATTCACGATGTAAAAGCAGGTACTAAAGATACAGATGCTGTTAATGTTAAACAGTTGAATGATAAAGCAAGTTCTTTAGATAAGGCTATTACATACAACACATTTAATATCAATAAAAATGCTGAAAAAATTGGTGAAAACAAAAACAATATCACTAAAAATGCATCTGATATTAAAAATTTAGGTGATAAAGTAAATAAAAATACTTCTGATATTAAATCTTTAGATGATAAGATTAATGTTGTTGGTGAAGGTGCAGTAGTTAAAGCTAATAACTATACAGATAAACAGGTAGCTAAAGTTGGTGCTAATGCTGCTGCTTTAAGTGCATTGCATCCATTAGATTTTAATGCCGATGAAAAATGGCAATTTAGTGTTGGCTTCGGTAACTATAAAGGTAAAAATGCTACTGCTTTAGGTGCTTTCTACCAACCTAACGAAAATGTATTGTTAAGTGTTGGTACTACTTTAGGTACTGGTGAAAATATGATTAATGCTGGTGCAACTGTTCGTTTCGGTTCTCATAGCTCTATGACTACTAATAAACAAGTAGCTGTCGCTAAAGAAGTTCAGGATCTTAAATTGCAATTAAGCGCTATTTCTCAAAAATATGACAACTTAGTTAAAAATCTTTCTGCTCAAAAAGCAGGCCAAGATGTAGACTTCGAATATAGTGATCTTCCTAAAGATCATTGGGCATATGATTTCGTTAAGAAATTATCTGATAAAGGTTATTTGAATGGCTATCCAGATGGTACATTCAAAGGCGATACTAAAATGACTCGCTATGAATTTGCTGCCGCTCTTTGGAGAGCTGTAAATAATGGTGCAATTATCGACGCTCAAATGGCTAAAGCTATTAAAGAATTTGAACCAGAACTTGAAGAAGTAAATAAAATCATGCGTTATCATATCGATACTGTAGCTGGTAAAGATAATTCTGTTCATAAAACAGAACGTTTGCGTGTTAACAAAAACGATGATCCATTCACTCATATGAAACGTGATGATTACGGTACTAAAACTTATACTAATAAATAATTAATTATAGCCTCCTTCGGGAGGCTTTTTATATTTAAATAGGTTATATTATGTTTACACATGATTATTGTGAAAAAATAGCAATAAAAGCTATTAAAGATCATATTTATGAATTTGACGAAAGTCATTTAAAAGAAATTGCTTACAGTGCAACAGGTTTTGACGATCGTGTTTTTATTTTCAGTTATAATATAAATATTAATCGTTTATATGTAATAACTATACATCGAGATAAATCTATTGATGTTGAAAGTTATTTACACGAATGTGGTTATTCTATATAAAATAAAAAAATGAAATCTACAATAATTCAAGAATTTAAAGGAACTATTAATGGGATTGAGCTTAGCGATCGAGATCTATTCTATGATTGTGAATATATTCTTCAAGAATTAGAAGATCAATTTGATATTGATTTGCCAACTTCATTTATCAATGATTTTATTCATGCATATAAGAGTATCTTTTATGATTTAGGTTCTGAATATGTGTATGAGTTTAGATCTCATATGAGTTCTAGCTCATGGGATACCGATTTGCAAGATATTACACAATTGCATTTCGATATAGGATCATATTATGATACAGATGCACAATTCTCAGAAATGAATAAAAATATTCGTAACTGGAAAAATATGTATAGTAAATATCCCATTAATTTATTAAAGAAAAAATAATATGAATAATGACGAAAAAGCAACAGTCGTTGCTGTCGAGAAAAAGATGTTATATATCAGTCATCCATTTTTAACTAATGGTAATGCTGATAATAATAAAAAAGCTGTCGATAAAATACTAGCTGACTTAGTATTAAAACATGGTAAAGATTATATCTTTATTAGTCCTATTCATAATTACGGTACGCTAGATGGTCAACTTAATTACGATCAAGGATTAAATCTATGTATAGATCTGTTAAGGAAGTGTGACGGCATTATTATGTGTGGCGATTATTTTAAAAGTAATGGCTGCAAAATGGAATTAATGAATGCTATTGAATGGCGTAAAGAAATTTATAAGCTTGAGGAATTTTTGTAATGGACTACCATATGCTTAAAGACGAAGTCAGCTTATATTGTAAAGAAGAACTTCGTCTTATTAATAAGAAAAATTTCTATATTCTATCTAAACAAATTGACGATAGTTTAAGTTATATCGCCGGTATGAAACGTATCATTAGGTTATGTAAAAATGGGTAACAAAACTGTTATAATATATTTGTATTGAATTATATAAATATTAATGAATTGCAAAAATAACAGTATGCCCTCTGTATCTCGTAAGAGGTGCAGACTCAACGTTAAATGCTTTTAATTCCTAAAGCTCTACGACCTAAACAGTAATCTGAAAAGATAAGCTGAAATTATTAATTTGAGGTGCGAAAGCAGAAAAAATAGTAGAAATGGCATATGATGAAATAAAAATATATCTATATTGATATATTCTAAGTGCTGTAAACAATGGATGTTTAGCAGGGAAAGCCCTAAGTCTTAATAATATAAGATATGGGAAACCTTCAACGACTATCTCCTTGAGGGAGAGTAAAACTGCAAGCCTATGGCAGAGGAAAAATGTTGTTCCTATTTTAAATAAATAGGATGAAGATATAGTCTGCGCTGGCATGAAAGTGTCAGAGGTCTACTGGTGACAGAAAGACTGCATTAGAAGTTGCGTTCTAGTGTGAACAAGATAAATTTACAAAAATTTGACAAATTTTAACTTATCCTTTATAATAACAGTGTAATATAATATTAGATTGTTCTTATAAAGGAGATAAACTTATGCAATTAATAAGTATTGGTAAATTTGCTAAAAAAGTTGGATTAACTACAGCATCTTTAAGAAGAATGCACCAATCCGGAGAATGTGTTCCATATCATATTACTAAAGGTGGTACACGATATTATTCTTTAGATCAATTAAAAGATTTTTCAACTGCTGACAAAAAAGAAAAACTTGTAATCGGTTATTGCCGAGTATCGACTTCATCTCAAAAAGATGATTTAGAAACTCAAATTAACAACGTAAAGTCTTATATGTATGCCAAAGGATATAATTTTGAAATTATTTCAGATATTGGTTCTGGTATCAATTATAAGAAAAAAGGATTGCAAGAACTCCTTAATAAAATTAACAATCAAGAAATTTCTAAAATTGTTATTCTTTATAAAGATCGATTAATTATATTCGGATTCGAATTAATAGAATATCTTTGTAAAATTAATGATGTAGAAATTGAAATAATCGATAATACTGAACAAAGTAAAGAACAAGAATTATCTGATGATTTAATTCAGATTATTACTGTTTTGGCTAATCGATTATATGGTCAACGTTCTAAAAAAACAAAACAGTTAATAAATGGAGTTAAAAAAAATGTATCGGACAAAAAGGATTAGGCTATTGCCTACATCAGAGCAAGAAAAATTATTTTGGAAAAGTGCTGGAGTAGCACGATGGTCTTATAATTTTTTCTTAAGTTATAACCAAGAAAAATATAATGAATGGATAAAAGATAATACTAAGGAAAGATTTATATCAGAATGTGACGTTAGAAAATATATTAATAATGTACTAAAGAAAACAACACATATCTGGCTACAAGAAGTTGGAAGCAATGTAATGAAGATGGGTGTTATGGATGCAAACAATTCATTGCAACGTTATTTTAATAAAGTTTCTAATTATCCAAAATATAAATCTAAAAAAAGATCTAAGCCTAGTTTTTATGTTAATTATGAAACCTTAAAACGAACTCCGAATGGATTTCGTGGTGAAAAAATTGGCGTCATAAAAACTAAAGAATCTTTACCTAAAATTCCAAAAGATCAAAAATATGTTAATCCTAGGATTACATATGATGGTAAATTTTGGTATTTATCTATAGGATATAAAGTTGAACAAAAACAAGTAAAATTAACAGATGAAAAAATAGGTATTGATCTTGGATTAAAAGATTTAGCCATTGTATCCAATACTGATAATTCTTATTCTAAAAAATATAGAAATATTAATAAAGGATATAAAGTTAAATTATTAGAAAAACGATTAAAACGTGCTCAGCGAAAACTTTCTAGAAAAATTTTAAATAATATAAAAAGTTATGATGAAAAACATATTCCAATATATATAAGACCACTTGAAGATTGTAAAAATGTCCAAAAACAAATACATATAGTTCAAAATTTATATAGAAAATTAACTAGCATTAGAAATAATTATATTCATCAAGTAACAACTGAGATAGTGAAAACCAAACCGTCTCGAATTATTCTTGAAGATTTAAATGTTTCTGGTATGATGAAAAATAAATACTCTGCTAAATCTATTGCTAATTCAAAATGGTATGAATTTAGAAGACAAATTTTATATAAAGCTGAATTATATGGTATTGAAGTTATATTAGCTGATAGATTTTATCCTAGTTCTAAAATATGTAGTTGTTGTGGAAATTATAAAAAAGATTTAAGGCTTAAAGACAGAACTTATATATGTAATGAATGTGGATTAAAAATTGATAGAGATATTAATGCAGCTATAAATTTAGCAAATTATCAAATTTAGAAAATTCACTTAACACGAATTTCTAAATATGTACCCATCGTATTACTGGGGAATTTAAGCTCTTGGAGCGTTATACCAAACAAAAGTAGTTAGTTAATTTATTTTAACGACAAAATTGGACGCATTGAATAGGGAAGATATTTCGAGAGGAATATCATAGTGTAAGTTTATAAGAATATATTTTATATAAGTTTTTGTAAATTTATTGTAGCGGAAAGAAGTACAGGAAAATATCGAAGCCTTGGAACAAGTCGAAAAAGCCTTGGAAGCCGTACCAGTCCAAAAATAAATCTGGCGTAAAAGGTCTATATATCGATTTTGAAAATGGCACGATTAATTTAAGTTCATTGAAAATTAAGCTATAATATAGTATAATAAATATGTTAAATTATTATTATATCATGGAGGATTTTCAATGAGAGTTCTATTTAAATCAGACATGTCTTGCATTGGCTGCGATGATTTTAATATTACGATTGAACGAGGAAAACATACGTCTACATTGTTCGGCAAGAAGGTTCGAGGCTATTATGTTACGATTAATGGCCAACGATATTTGTTCTTTCCAGAGAGTATGAAAGTTCCTTATCATGAAGTAAGTAACATCGTATACGATGCTATCATTAAATCAATTTGCAATCATGCTAAAGACAAAGTCTGTATTATTACTTCCGAAGAGGTATTAACGGAAATTGGAAATATCAAAAAACAATCTTGTAAGAATTCCTAATAATATCTCTGCAGAAGATTACAGTCGACTACTATATGGCTTAACAAAAACTAGCAAGTTTGAAGATGGGTTATGGAAAGTTAATAATTTCCACAAACTATTATTATATTGTGCCGATTTTAATTTAGAAGGAATCGGTAAATGTAAGTACGATCTGTACAATTATCAAAAAACTGCCGTTAAAGAATTACTTGATATCGATAACGGCAGTTTAATTGTAGCTAGTTGTGGCGCTGGCAAAACGTTAATAGCTATCGATTTATACTTAGAGCTATTGTCTCGTAATAAGATAAAAGGTCCTGGATTAATCGTAGTTAAAAGTAGTTTGAAAGTCCAATGGTTTCATGAAGTTAAAAAGTTTAGCGATCTTATGCCAAGTATTCTAGAAACTTCGGCTAAAGCTAAAAAGAAATTTGACGAACAATTTAATGGCGATTTGTTGATTTGTAATTACGAAACGCTGAACGACGAAAAAGTGAGAGATCGATTATTAGCAATGAAGATCGAATACATTTTCGCCGACGAGGTGCAGTACGTTAAAAATTATCAAGCTAAGCGTAGCAAAAGCTTATATAAGTTTAATAATGTAAAGTATACGTTCGGAGCAACGGCAACACCAATACAAAAAAATCCTAGGGATATATTCGGAATCTTTCGATTCGTTAAGAAAGATTTGTTCACAAATATTAACAAGTTCGATAAGCGATATGTTAAAAAGAATAGTCTAGGATTTATTATTGGTAGTCGTAATGAAAAAGAATTGACTGATCTTATTAGTCCTAACTTAATCGTTAGAACTAAAGAAGAAGTAAGCAGTCATTTACCTAAGTTAATTGTTAGTCAAAAATATTGTAACCTTGGACCTAAAACTCAAAAAGCTAGCGATCAGTTGTTGGAAGAAATTGCTGATTTAAAAGCGCAGCAAGAAGCAATGATGGATCGATTTACTAATATCGATGAAGCTCGTAAGAATGAAGATTTTAATAAAATAGACAATCTTATCCTTATGAAGCAAACCTTTGCTCAAGAGCTTGCTATTACTGATGAATTATTAAGATTTGGTGATAGTAATGCAGGCAAAGAATACGTTACGAATGAAAAGAGTCAAAAAATCGAATTATTCTTAGACTTGGTCGAAAGTATTCTTAGTGAAGGTGAAAAAGTCGTCGTATTTAGCAAGTATCGTTCATTACAAAATATATTGGATATGCATTTAGAAAATCGTTTTAAAGGTATTAAAATTTGCCATATTAATGGTATGATGGATTCCGAAAAGCGATTTGAGCAAGTAAAATTATTCAATGAAACGAATGATTATAACATAATAATCGCATCAAATGCTGGTTCAGAAGGCATAAATATGCATTCAGCTAAATATTTAATCGAAATGGATATTGCCGATAGCTATTTAATTCAAACACAACGTCATGGTCGTATTGAACGTGCTAGTAGTAAACACGATAGTGTATTCGTATATCAGTTAATTGCTATTGGTAGCTACGATGAAATTGCTTTAAAAGTAGTCGATAAAAAAGAAAAATATCATACGAACATTATTAGGAAGGAGTTAACGTAATGGAAGGTTGGGAAATTCGACTAATCGATGAGAAAGAAATTTTAGGTTTCCGTATCGATCGATTAGCAAAATTCTTAGACAAGAATAAAGATGTCGAAGATTTTAATTTATTGGCTCGACAACTTGTCGTAATGCAAGAATATTATGACATTCTTGTTAAACGTATCGAGAAAGCAGGTTTATTAAAATGAAACTTGCATTCGAAGAACAAACAAAAAGTACGCTCGATCAACTTCTCGAAGAAGAGCATGAAAGTTTAACATTAGTTACTAATCATGAAGAAGCTAATTATGTTATTGAACAAATTAAAAAGCTTCAACTTCAAAAAGAAGATGTCGAAGTCGAAACGACTCGATATATTAATCAAGCTAAAGATAAAGCTAATATGTTTAAAGAACAACAGTTAAATAGTTTAGATTATCAAATTGATCGATATAAAACTATGTTAGAACCATATGTTCTTAAACAATTAGAAGAATCTGGTAAGAAATCTGTTAAATTTATTGAAGGCACTGCTGGATTTAGAAAACAAGATAAACTTATCGAACATGACGATGAACTTCTTGAAAAAGAAGTTAAAGGTGTTAAAGACGACGAATATTTTAAAACAACTGTAAAATTTAACTGGTCTGCCGTTAAGAAAGATTTGACATTTAAAGATGGCAAAGCTTATCTTAACGATAAAGAACTTAGTAGTGTAAACTACGAAGAACGTGACGACGCATTCTATGTTAAATAAATAGGTTGGTATGAAATATTCAGGAAAGTTTTTAAGAGAATTATCTGATAAAATAAACCTTGTCGAATTAGCCAGTAAGCATACTAAACTAACTCGGCAAGGAAATATTTACATCGGAAAATGTCCTCATCCAGATCATGATGACAGTAGTCCTAGCTTTCGAATATGGCATAAAAACGGTAAATATACTTGGTGTTGTTTTGGTTGTCATTCTGGACGTAAAAATCCAGCTAAAGGATTCTATGGTAGCGATTCATTAGCCTTTATTCAATGGATGATGAATACGAAAAAGAAAAAGGCAAGTTTCGAGATGGCAATACAAGAAGCTTGTAGAATTACTGGATTAAAACCAGAAGGCAACGAACAACAATATATAGACAACTGTTCTGAAGAAGCCGATCAGTATTTTCAAAACTTACGAGAAGATAATAATGCTAAACGGTATTTAGTTTCTCGTGGATTAGACAAAGAAGACATCTATGATTGGAATATCGGTTACGATACGAAAGGTCGTGTAACATTTCCGATCAAAGATCTGTATGGGAATACAATCGGTTTTAGTAAACGTGCTATCGACGAAAATAATCCATTAAAATATTGGGTATCAGCTGATAATGAATACTATAAAAAGAAATGGTGTTTATATGGTTGTGATAAAATAGATTATACTTTCGACGAAGTATATATCACCGAAGGTGTCTTCGATGTTATCTTAGCAACTAAGTATGGTTTAAAAAATGTCGTATGTACATGTGGTACTGACTTTGATGATACACATGCTAAAATGATTAGCGATGTTGGTTTAATACCGGTATTAGTATATGACGGAGATAAGGCCGGATTAAAAGGCGTTGATCGAACACTAACATCGTTAGCCAAATTCGATATATTTCCTCGTATTGTTATGTTAGACAATAAGTTAGACTTAGCTAACATTGCTGAACGAGAACAATATAATTTAAATTATTTCATCAAAAGCCATACATCTTCTTATGATTATTATCTGTTAAAAGATATGTATAATGATCTAGATAAATTTAAAAGTAGTATTGTTAATAAATATAAAGATAGTATTGCGTTAGCTAGAGAGTCTGTTAAAGAAGATAAGAATGCAAAAGCTATTCTGGATGCTAAGTTATTAAACACATTAGGACTTAAATATGAATAAAAAAAATATTAGATTCATTAAGAATTGGTCCTTCAGAAAAATAAAGTTAAATTCACTGTCGACAAAAGCTACGTTTACATGTCAATCTTGTGGTAATCAAGTTGAACTACAATATAAAATGAAATGTGAATTATGTGGTAAAATTATTTGTGATGAATGTGCATATATCGATGCTGAAACTAAACAAATATGTTGCCCAGAATGTTGGTAGTTGACACTTAATTTTATATCAAGTACAATAATAATGTAGGAAGTATCCTTTTTACATTGTTCATATGCCGTCGTATTATTACGGCGGCATTACTACTATCTTGAGGTCATGATGGAATCTAAAAAAATAACGATCGAACTTTGTGAGAATGGTGATGTATCTATCGAAACTAAGAATATTAAAACTCGACAACAATTGTTCGAAATGCTTAGTAAGTTAGAATATCATGTTTATGTGTTCTCTGAAAAGGAAGAATTAATGTAATTACTAGATACAAGCAATTGCCAGTTTGTATGTGGTATATAAGCAGCCTGTATGGGCTGCTTTTTTTATTACTTGGAGGTGTGTTACTTGAGCAAAGAAAAATGTGAAAATTTTATCAAAGAAAAATGTTGGAATAAATTAAACGAATTACAATTGCCAAGTGCATATGTCGATCGTTTAAACAAAGAATTAAATATCTTAGTTAAACAAGATATGTGTGAATATATTTATATTGTATATGATTATGTTCAGTTTTGTCGTAAAGAAAATATCGCTACTGGATATGGTAGAGGAAGTAGTGTCGGCAGTTTAGTATTATATCTATTAGATATTAATAAAGTCGATCCTGTTAAATTTGAATTAAGTTTTGAACGATTTAGTGCTGGTCACAATGCCGATATCGATTTAGATGTCGACACAGTACGACGTGATGAAGTATTTGAATATATTTTAAATAAATATAAAAAATATGCTTATCGATTATATACTGTTAATAAGAATGGAAGTAAACAATTGCACCCATCTGGTATCGTAATTGATTTACATAATAGCTATGATTATATTATGATCGATGGCGTTCGTTGTATTAATAAAGATAAGTATAGCAATTTACCTAAGTTCGATATTTTGAGTTTGCGAAATTTAGGCTTATATCAAAATATTATTCAAAAATATAATATTGATATTAATTTCGACGATCAAAAAGTATGGGAATATATGTGGAATTATCCAGATGATTTGTTTTTATTAGGTGGTGAAGTTAAGAAATATATTAAAGACTTCAAACCTAACAATATTAAAGAGCTATGTAATTTATTAGCTCTTGTACGATCGCCTGAAGGTGCTAAAACATATACCGAACGAAGAGATGGTAAATGGTTTAAGAAAAGTCCGTACTATGATTTTGTTAAAGATACATATGGTATCATTACATATCAAGAACAACTATTAAATATTATTAGTCAATTCTTTAAATTAGAAGATGCTTATACATTAATGAAGGATAAAAATAAAGTTCATAAACAATTAGTTATCGATACAGCTAAAAAATATAATTGTAAATGGTTGTATCAATTATATGACATGAATAAATATTTATATAATAAATCTCATGGCATTGCTTATGCTCATGTAAGCTATATCAATGCATATTTACAGTATTATTATCCTGACGAATTTAAAGAAGATACAGTAGTCGAAGTTCAAAATACATTTAAATATAAAAAATTAACGTTAGAATCTAAATTTAAAACCGAAATTGAAAATGAAGAAATTATATGTGGTTTTGATAAAATTAAAGGGTTCGGTGAAACTACGTACAATGAATTAAAAATTGTCGATAAAAAGAAAATATTAAATTTCATATATAATATGAATAAAAATATTGCGCAACAATTAATTCGTTTAGGTGTGTTTAACGAAGTATTAGAATTATCATCTGTCGATATTTTTAATATGTATTTAGAAAATAAAGGTATTAAAAACCGAGTTAATTATATCGATCAAGATAAGGAGTATGAAAAAATATATGGAATTTGGTAACATTATTGAATTCAATACATTCATTAATCATATTATTAGTGAATTCAAAATTAAAATCTATCATACCGAAAAAGATTTTAATGAAGAATATTATATTCTTAACGCTTTATTTAAAGCATTAATGTTGTTTGAAATACGGGATTATTATAATATTGATTATGATCAAGAAACTAAACAAGCTATCGTAAAAGAAATAAATAATATCTTAGATCATGGTGTTACAAGAAGTTTTTATAATGACGGGACATATTGGCTTCTTAGTAAGATATATAGTTATCAGCATCAAGATTTTGAAACGCTTATAAAATTACAAAGAAATTCTGAATTTAATAAAATTAAAACTGAAGCACCAGCTACATTTTATATATTAATATTTTCATTATTTCTAAAATCATTATATTCTTTAAAACAAGATCTTGTTAATAATCATCAAGATATATTTATTAAAATATTAAGTGATTTCGATAATTTAATTCCTAATAAAATATTTATTAAAACAAATTGCGAAATGAAAAATCCAAAAATCATTTATAATTGTTTATTAAATATATTATTAGGTATTCCATCTTTTGATTATTCATCTGTCTGTAATAATAATTTCTATCTAGGAAATAATTTAAATCAAGCAGATTTTTCACTTAGCGTATTGCCAAATGGCGATATTATTAATCCTATATTTATCGATGACAATACTAATAAATCTAGAACATTTTGGTTTGTTAGTAATGAAATGGTTATACAAAATGGAGAATTTATCGATAATCGACCTGGATTATGCAATATATATGTAGTAAAAGCAGGAGAAGTTCCTAAATTTAGTTATATATCAGATGTAGAATCTGATAATAAAAGGAAAGAGATTATTCTTAATGTACCGACAAATATAAGAGAAAAATCTAATAAGAAATTATTTAAATCTTTGTTGCCCGTACAAAAGAAATTTATTCCTTTATATTTATTAGAAAAACAATTAGGCGGCAAAATTAAAAATACATATATCTTTGGCGATATCGTTCGTGGTTCTAAAATTAAATTCGATGGCGATAAAAATATTATTATTCGCGATCGAATTGTTCCGGAAATTCAATATTTTAATAATACAGGAAAGGGCAAGTTGTATTAATGGATACTCAATTTAAAATGGAAGATTTACTTGTTGAAAATCCAATGATCGTAACATTGCTTTTTCAACAGTATCAAGATACGTTTTCAGCATCTTCTAGGATTCATTCTGATTTTAAGACATATGTACTTATCGAAATTAATAATGTAACAGTTAAACAAGCTAATGTCGTCGAACATTGTTTTCAATATGCTGGTCGAGATCAATTCCGTAAAATTTATAACATATTAAATAATAATATGTATAGTGGTATTGAGCCATATTTCTTCAATAATAGTCGAGATGCATGGATCGAATCATTAGAAGAAAGTAATCGTCAATATATTTTTAAAGATCGTTCTTGTTATATGTTATTTTTAAATCGTTCCGAGATTGGTATGACAATTCCAGAATATAACAACATGGATCAGAAAGATCTATTAAGAAAATATGAAGATGAAATCAAGAACTTTATCTTTGAATATTTAGTCGAATATAAATCTATACGATATCTTAATACATTTATTCATAAAGAATTTATTAAAGAATTCTTTAATTCTTATCTAAGAGCTTCTGATTCTGAAATCAGGAAAATTTTTAATATTAATTCGTCTGAAAAATTAGGAATTACTAATATCACATTACCAGGTGCAGATAAATATGCTCATTTTGTTAATGATCAGATTAGTGGTATTATTTCGATGTCCAACATTAATTATGAACAACAAGAAACTAAATTATCTGATTATATTTTAGATAATGTTAAAGATCTTGCTGAATTAATTAATGAAAATTCTGAAATCGTATTTGATCCTAATCATGGCTTAGATCAAGAAGTTAAAGATTTTGGTGACTATTTAAATTATAAACGCAGTTTTAAATTATTTGATAACCAAAAGAATATTATCAATGCCTTTACTCGCTATTTCAAAAAAGAAAGAGCAGGTTTTTTAATTTCTCAACCAGGTTCTGGTAAAACTTCGATGGCTATTTCTATCAGCAATCTATGGAAATCTAATAAGAATAAAAATATATTCGTATTATGTCCGCCACATCTTAATAAAAAATGGGCTATGGATATCAGTGTATTAGCTCAAAATGCTATGGTATATGAATGCGATAGTGTTCAAGACTATATTAATAAAATTGAACCAGAAATTTCTAAACGCAACTGTACTAATTTCATTTTAGTAAATCCTAAGTTATTAAAACACTCATATGGATATCAATTAGATTGGGATGATACATTCTTATATCATATGTATAATTTAAGAAAAAAGAATTTATTGTTTACAGATAAGATATATGCGCCCAATCGTGATCGAGTTACACGAGATAAACAATATCTTCCATATCATCAATATATTTCGACATATAAAGAAAAGAATGAAGAGCATCCAGATATAAAAACAATACATAGATTTGGTGCAGCTCCTAAGATTATTAAAACTTGCTATGATAGTAATAAAGAATTAGATAAACTATTAAGTAAAGCTTTTACAACCTTTAGACATGTTTCATTATATTATAATAATGGTCCAATTCTTGATCGAATAATTAATCAATCTGTTGGCGATAAAGAAATTAATTCTAATTTTGTAAGTCTAGACTGGTATTTACAACGCAAAGGCCGTCATAATGTCGATTTCTTTATTATTGATGAAATGCACTTATTTCTAAGTGACAGTATGCAAGGTGAGGGCGCTCAACGTATTGCTAGCTGCGCGAAGAAAGTATTAGGTTTAACCGGTACTGTATTTAACGGTATGGTTACTAATTTATTCTTTATGTTAAGAAATTTCTTTCCAGCTAAGCTAAAAGATTTAAAAGGATTTTATTTTAACCGTAATAATCTTGCTGCGTCTAAGACTAATTTTAAGAATTATTATGGTAATAAGGAAAAAGTAGCCAATCCTTATTCTGTCGATGCTAATCGTATGAGACTTGAAGGATCTCGTGTAACCGAAACACTTAATCAACGTCCAAGTAAAATTAATAGTATTGGTTATACATATATAGATCAAGATGGTAATATTCGACAAGATAGTACAGGATTTAATGAATATAAAGTTAAAGATATTCCTGGTATTAATCCAGAAATCTTTACACAAGTTATGTCATCTTGCTGTATCTTTATGACGATGTCAGATATGTCTAATGAATTACCTGAAATTAATGAATCTGTTATTAGCTGTGATTTAGATTCTAATATTAAAGATGCTTATGATAAACTATTGAGCGAGATGAAGGCATCTGATACGCCTAATCTTGTTAAAGCTCAGAAGATTAATAAAATTGCCGGCTGGTTAGACCATCCTTGTATCATTCCAGACGATCATTTTAATTTTAGAAGTTGTGATGGTAATAATAATAAACTAGACGAACTATTAAAAATAGTTAATCATCATGATAATGAATGCGTCTTAGTTTATACATATTATGATAAACATAGTCCAATTAATAATGAAATTCTTCAAACACTAATTAGTAATGGTATTAAGGCTAATATCTTAACAGATTCTGTAGCACCAGCTAAGCGTATCGATTGGTTCAAGAAACAAAAAGATAATGGTGTTCGTGTCGTTATCGTTAACCCTAAATTAATCGAAACTGGTTTAGATTTATTAGACTTTACGACTATCGTATTCTATCAATTAAATTCTAACTTCTTTACGATGCGTCAAGCTTCTCGAAGAAGTTATCGGTTGAATCAAAAAAATAATGTAAGTTTGTATTATTTATATTATAAAGGTACTGTTCAAGAAAATATTATTAGCGTAATGGCTGAACGATTGAAAGCTGTTAAAATATTGGAAGGCGACTTCGAAGACGAAGGCCTCGAAGCTATGACTAACGCTGATAAAGCAGATTCTTCTGACGAGATCTTCAATAAGATGATTACGAATGAAGAATATGTAAATGACGATACTGTACTCGGATTAAATAAATACGCTCAGAAAATCAAAAAACTTGTCGATAATACGACATTCGAAGTTCATAAAATAAGCTTTGTTAAAAAGCCTATGAATAAAAAGAAGATTGATTTTAAACATGTATATATTAATCTTCAAGATAAAGTTACTATGTATAATACGATAAAAGATCCAGATGAAAAAATTAATTTAGAAATTTCTAATTTCTAACTTGACGGATAAAAAATAATTTAGTACTATGATAGTAACAGATAGACAACTAAATAGAACCGCACGGATTTGCGGGGTTCGCCTGAACTCAAGGGAAGTCGTTAAGACATATCTTTAGCTTTAGTGAGTTTGCTAACTATCAACAAGTTGATTACTTGCTTTAGCCGGACCAAGGTGGATTTCTTGTTACTCATGCAATGCATCTGGAGTAGAAAACAAGAAGTTTGGCCAGCTCATTCAGTAGAATCGGCCCGGTATTACAATTCACGCATTCAAACATCTAGGCTACATTAGAGCAGCTGTATATAGCTAATATAAACGTTCTGTATTTAATCGTTTTAGCTCATTACAATAGATGGAGTTGTAATAACGTCAGGGGTTAAGAAGCGTGCGAAGACCTCTGCCTAAGGGATAAGTCTGTCCAAAAACAGTATAAGGAACAGGATATCCTATGGTTAAAAGTACGACGCGGTGGTTTCTAGACTTTAAGTTCATCGAAATCTTAGAGTCAGGTCATTATAAGTTAGCATATTTTCCAGGAGAGTACGGTTTAATCTGAAAGGATTGAATGTGAGGGTGGTAGATAATCACTAATACCGTATAGAAGACCAAGGTTAGCCGTAAGGTTAATACAGTCTAAAAGCTTTATTTGAATGTACGAGAAGTTAAGCATACAGAAATGTATGCTATTTTTTATTACAAAAAATATACTTACTTCGGAGTAAAAGACTCTGCCGTCGTAAACGACGGGAGAAGTCTATCAAGAAGTAAGTAAAACGTTCTCGTAAAAATTGACAATGTATATGTAATTAAAAATTTGATGTTTATTCTTTTACAGCTTTAAACTTAAGCTTGTTGAAAATCACCCTATAAAAGCTAATAAGATAACAACGAATCAAATTTTTAATTCTTTCGAAACTTTGTCTTAAGTGACGTTGATTCAGAAAGTGTTCTCGCAATGTTTATATAATAAAGCCAACGATGTATAAAACGTATGTTCTATGTAGTAGGCCAGGCTGTTAATAATGACAATATGCCGGCCGTTACCAATACTTCGTAGTTGATATCTTTTGACTAAGTTGGTTGAAAATCTCTAAGTCATAATATTATTTTTTCAGAAGAAAACGTATATAATGGCTTCCCCAGCTCTTTGACAGGTTCAAGTAGCAAGAATCTGGCCGCATGGCAAGTAGCTTATTGAGATCGGCTACAGTTGTTACGACTGAGAATGTATATACAGTTAATTGCTAAAGTTGGTATAATTATTTAAGATAATTTACACAGTAACGTCATTATACATAAATATTCACACTAAACGATTTTTAACACATATTTAGTATAAATATTTTTTTAATGTTCAAAAACCTTTTACGACTCAGATGACGTTACTGATTTACGCGCACAATACTAACGATGGCGTTTACGAGATCTCGTTAAGAGCTTTAATCCTGATAAGATCTATTAAGGAACAATATACTATATCATTATGCGCCCGTTAATAGTATTGATACGGCTTATGGGAATAAAATATTTAAATGACATAGTGTAAATATTTCGGTAACGACAGCATTGGCAATAGATATATTTTTGTTTCATGTATTTAACTAACATTAACACTATAATACAATTCATCAAAATTAGCTGCTATAACATCTTTTTGTGATTCTTATATTTAACGACATACAATCTATCAACAACTGATCACAATACATGTTAGATTAAACTTATCGTTACAGCAGTTAATACATATCTATTGTCGATATGTCGTATGAGTATCTATCAAGTTAATAGATATTGATACGACATATCGGCGTAATATATTCTTACAGTAAATACATATTTAAAGTAAAGGAATATATATCATGCGTGATGCATATAGAATACGACGAGTCATTTGGCCACAAGACTTAGTCGTTAGTTCAATCAGTGGCGATCGAATTCATTATCCAGAATTTTATATCGAGCACATTAATACTGGCTGTGTGTTATCGATGAAAGAATATCAAAAGATTCGCAAAGAACAAGTCGAATCAGAATTTGTCGATCCGTATCCGGATCATGATAATACTTATATGAATGAATATTATAAAGATATTCGTGATGAAATTGTCGATAAGTTTAATGACTCTCTTGATTGTATGACACGAGAAGACATCGTCGGAAAAGAAGCTACTCCTGGTAAAAAATGGAAAGTTGTCGACGGTGAACTCGTAGCAGTTGACAATCGATAAAATGTTCGATATAATAATTATGCCAGTTGTTAAAAGTTAGCAGGCAGCTGGTATTGCTCTCTTTGTCTTAAAGCGAGAATAAGCACAACTATTTCCTCCGTAGTTGTGCTTTTCTTGCATTTATAGGATATTTCATGTATACTATTAATATAAAGTTATATTTAATAGGAGTTTATCTCAATGAAATTAGAAGATGCCTGCGAACATTTAATCAATTTATTATTATTAGCTCGAGATACCGAAGAGTTTAAAGTTGCTTGTGAGTATTTTGATATTAAGGCCTCTGAATAAGAGGTCTTTTCTTTTGGAAGGATTTGATACACATGAAATATATTGTTAAGAATACAATCGATTCTGTAGCATGTTATATTCTTCGTAATGATATGACATGTACACCACAGAAGTTACGATATTTATTATACTTAATTTATTCTGATTATTTAAGCGTATACAATGATATTGTCGATACGATGGGTCGACCATTCTATACAGAAGATTATGAATGTAATCTATTATTCGACGGACAGTTTATTGCCGACGTTAAAGGTCCTAAAGTTGTTGTCGATCAATATGCGACCGAAGAAGAAATATATGATCTCGGTGCGTATATCGACGATGATTTAGAAGATCTTATCGATAAAGATTCGCTTAAGTTTTTAGAAGCGTCTCTAAATCAATATAAAGGATATAATACTCGCTTTCTCAAGATGTTGGCTAAGCAATCTTATGACTATCAAGAAACGTATAAACATTGTGAATCGGAAGATAAAATCATTCCGGTCTACGTTATGTTTACGGCTAATTTATTAGCCGATTCTGTTAGCTCTTGCTTTAAAACTAAGAGGATGTAATCGATGGCTAAAGACGTTAATGCTAATATACTTCATATAGCAGAATATTATCAAAAGAAATATAATACGACTGATACGTTTAAACAATGTTTTGTCGGTCAAATGGTACATGAATCGGGTAACGGTACTTCAGCTTTAGCAGTCCAAGATATGAATTACGGTGGCTTAGGTGCTATCGAAGGACAAGCTCATGATCCAGATGAACCTAGATGGGCTAAATTTAGTTCTCTCGAAGAAGAAGCTGATTATGTTTATAAAGTATTTTATAGTCATTATCCAGAAATTCATCAAGTTAAAACAGCTAAAGAATTTATGGATATTTTATGGAATAATCAGTATGTCGTAGCCGAAGGTAATGAAAATCCTACAGAAGTATATAATAATTATCTTCAAGCTTTAACAGAATATACTGGCGAGACATTTAATCCGACTAATCCACCGGCAGGTAGTGCTGCCGATGCTAAGGGCGGTGTAATGTCTAAGACAGCAGCTTCTGATACCGGTGTACAAAGCACAGTAGCTGGTAAAAGAAAAACGCCTAAGACATATACGATTTACAATATGCAAAAACTTGCGAAGGGTAAAACGTATTGTGCGCCAGTATATCCCGATATTATTTCTGTATATAATCAAGTACCAGAATGGGCATTAGGTTCTAATTTAAAAGCTAATACCCAAGAAGATACGTCTGTTAAAGATGCAACCGAAGTTAAAAATACTTCTCAAGCTGATAAGAATAATAACGAATCTGGTGCAAAAATTGAGACGACTAAAACTGCAGAAGAAAAACCTAAAGAAGAAGTCGCTCAGAAAGAAGCTAAGAAAAAGGTTCAGAAAACTGCAATCGGTGACGGTGGACTAGTTACCGTTACGACTGATAACAAGCCTGACGAAGCTAAAGACGATTCAAAAACTAAAACAGAATCGACTAAGACTGAAAATACAAAAGAAGAGCCTGTCGAAGAAAAAACACAAGGTATTCCATTATATGCATACGAAACACGTGATAATGAAAAAGGTTGTTTCGATGTTGGTTTGCCATTAAGTTCTATCGCAGCATATGGTAGTGAAGCAGCTAAATATCAAATGAATCGGATGCAATCAATTGCACAACGTCAGATTCAATTTGATCCGACAAAACATGATAATGCTGTTAAAGTACCGACACCAGGTATGGTACCTAATAATAAAGATGCGTTTCCAGTCGATCTTAGAATTCGAGACTTAGAATATCATCAACCACGAATTGTTCGTGAAACAATTAAGGCAACTGAATTCGAAGAGCAAACAGCTAAGGCATTACTCGCTATGGGTGGTAATGTTGAAAAACGTATGGTTCAAGTTGAAAATCATTTATCGACCGTAACAAGATATCTATTTAGATTAGGTTCTATCGTACCGATTAACGATATGTATTATGGCGGCAATTCTACGTTCGAAAAGTATAAATCAGTTCGTCAATTAACAGATGATCGAGTTACCGACGGTATGCAAACACAAATCGATCAGTATATGACATCGACTCGATTAGAACCGATCATTGGTCAAACGTATGAAATCCTTAATCAAGTCGGTGCTAATTTATCAGTTATTTTAGACGATAATCAATTATCATATTCTAATATGAAACACTATTGTGACTTAATCGATATTAAACGATATCAAGAACCATTAAAATTAGCTAGTATTAATGAAGGTGCTTCATTAACTAAGTCGGGCGATCAATCTGAGCAAGAATTAAATTCAGTATGGCCAGAAGGTTTTAAAATGGATTGGAAATTAGTTCCAGTCGAAGAACAAGTACCGATTATTAACTGGCGTCAATCTATTATCGATGATGGTTCTGACTTAATGAACTCTGCTGGCATGTATGGTAATGGTAATGCTGTCGGTTCTGCATTAACTGGTACGACTAATAATCTCTTCTATAAAACTGCTGTCGAATTAGAAGGTACATCTTTAAAACAATTTAAAGCCGTTGTCGATAAAGCTAAACAATCTATTAAAGGATATGAAGATCAAGCTAAGAATATCGCTAAGTCTAAAGATACGTATATGAAGATGAAGAAAGATATCGAAGGCGCGCAACTTCATAAAGATTTTACGGGTCCAGTTATCGCTGCGATTATGTGTGTTACTAATTCATCTGATTCTAATAGTATTATTAATAGTCTTAAAAGCTTGACTAAAGAGCTTAAAGATAATTCTTTAATAGATAATCCATTATTAGTTGCTCTTGCTTATTTTTCAGAAAAAGCTAATATAATTGGCGACAAACCGACTAAAGATTCTTCTGAAAAGAAGAAAGAACATGAAGATCTTAAAACTCGTTTAGATTATGTATATAAACTTGTTTCTAACTCTGGTGGCAATAATGGTGGCGGCGAGTCTAAGCAATATTTTAATCTCGATATTAAGAATCAAGGCGCTTGGACATTTACTCAATTCTGGGAACCATATTCTGTTAACGATTCTAAAAATCGTAAAGATCCGGTATCTCCATCTGATAAGCTAAATAAACTTATTGAACTTTGTATCGTATTCAAAGAAATCTCTAAAAGTTTTTACGAATCAGAATTTGATAATGACCAATGGGGATTCTTCTGGAAAGCCGAATATATTCCTGAAATGAAATTAACAGGATTTCCAGGAGAGCAGCGTGATGGACATACGCATCAAGGTATGGACGTCGTATTCCAACCAGATTCTCCTAAGCCTGAAATTCTTTCGATATGTGATGGTACTGTAGCTGATACTGGTTGGGGGTTAAATGCCGTAATGGTTAATGCTGCTAACGGTACGAATAAAACAATTATATATATGCATATGTCTCAATTATTTGTTAAGCCGGGCGATACCGTTAAACGTGGTCAACCTATCGGAATCATTGGCGGCTATGGTATTAAAGATGGTGTAGAGACAAACAATGCTTATGATGAACATCTTCATATCGAAGTCTGGTCAGAACTAAATCGCGGAGGATCCTATGGGTCGATTGGCGATTTGTATCCAGGTATTTTCCAAGATTATTGTACGACTCGTATAAAACTTGGAAAAGGCGTAGAATTAAGATATTCTGATTTTACAAATAAAACTTATTAGCACTTGCATATGTAAATATTTTGTAATATAATAATACATGTAAGGTAAGTATATAAAACGTGGCTTACCCTGTTCTTTTTATGGTACATTACTATGTATAATTGGTGACCT